TGATACTATAACTTACATCTACAGTAAGACCCCCATTATCAAACTTTCCAAGTACAACATCATTACCTAAAACTGATTGATTAACCCATACTTCCATAGTCCAATCCCCACTTCCTGGTTCTAATAAAGCATTATCCGCAACTTGAACTTGTGATGAAGTTCCATTATATGAAAAATATGGTGATGTGAATGTAATGTTGGACATTGTTCCATTAGATCCATTTCCTGATAAATCGTTGATTGTTGAACCTGTTCCAGGATACGAACTTGGATTACTTGGGTCATAATATAACCTAAGATTTGTAGTTACGGGAACTGCAGGTGTTGCACTTGGTGTGGGAGTATTCGTTGGTGTATTTGTAGGAGTCTGAGTCGTAGTTGATGTAGGGGTAACTGTTGGTGTAGTTGTTGTTGTAGGTGTTGGTGTCGGTTCCACAAATCTTGGAGCCAAATAATTGTATTGTTGTGTTATTTCAGCAAGACTTAATTGTCTGTTATAGAAATACAGGTTGGCAACGTGTCCCCAAGGTTGAGCAACAACATCATTATTACCCCATCCCCAATGTCTAGTTCCGCCTGCACCCTCATTGATTGTACTTCCCACCTGTGAACCATTTATGTAGAATGTTTGAGATGTATTTGTTCCAACTACGGCAAACTGGACCCAAACACCAGCTGAAGATGCAACATCATATCCTGAGCTTACGAATCCTGTTGCCCAATATCCTAATGTATTTGTTCCATTAGGGATAGTAATTGGTGTGATTTTAGGAGGTCCCTTTGTATAAAGTACTGTTCTAAACCCAGCATTACTAGGTATTAATCTTGCCCAAGTGATATATGTGTATCCTGAATTTGGTAATAAAGGTCCTGTTAAGTTGTAATCAACTCTATTATTTCCTGTTGTACAATCAAAACATTTTATACCATTAAGAACTGTGTAAGTTGCACCAATTAATGTATGGTCATATCCACCTGTAATATCAAAAACAGTTGTTCCTGTTCCAGGATAACTTGAACTTTCATATGCATCAAGTTGAATAACCAATCCTGAAGTTACAAGATTAGGTGTTACAGATGGTGTTGGTGTGTTAGTATTTGTTGGAGTTGATGTAATGGTTGGGGTATTAGTGTTTGTTGGTGTTGGAGTAATAATTTGGGTTTCGGTTGGCGTATTAGTCGGTGTCTCTGTATTAGTCGGTGTTTGAGTTACCGTTGGTGTTTGAGTTACCGTCGGTGTATTGGTTGGAGTTTTGGTATTTGTGGGTGTTGGGGTTTCTGTATTAGTTGGAGTATTGGTTGGAGTTTCTGTATTAGTCGGGGTTTGGGTTACCGTTGGAGTATTGGTTGGAGTTTCTGTATTAGTCGGGGTTTGAGTTACCGTTGGTGTGTTTGTCGGGGTTTGAGTTACCGTTGGTGTATTTGTCGGAGTTTGAGTATTTGTTGGCGTCGGAGTTGGAGTTGGTTCAATTATCTCATAATACAAATCATTTGCAGGGATACTCAAATAATATAAATCATTATCAGGAATTAAAATATAAGTTAAATCATTTGCAGGAATTGCAATTCTACAATCAAGACAATCAGGATTTAATAAGTTATATTTGTATTGTAATACTCTAAAGTTATGTTTGATTTGGGATGCATTTAATGGTTCAGTGTACATTCTAAACGCACTGATTTGACCAATCATACTACCTCCAAAATATTCTTCCAATTTTATTTGTGTTGTTAAACCCGAATAAATTGTATGTTCCAAATCATAATTAGTTAAACACTCAGGGTCTTGTTGGTAAGTTAACCCACTTAACTCTGTTGGACATCCACCTGAGAATGTTAAGTTATCGTGAAGTCCTTGAGTCCCTCCACCAATTGAAATGTTATATCCAACACCAATTTGTTTTTCTTTTGGTGTGTTTAACAATCTTGGAATAATCTCTTCAAAGTTTTCAGTAACCATGAATAGTTTTCCATTTACGTAAAATTTAAGTGTACCTAACCTAAACTTTTGTTCTTCAGTCCACATATCTGTGAATGTCACAACTTCAGTCGACGCTGGGTCATAAGGTTGTTCACGAGTAATAGGAGGTTCAATTAAACTTACACTTCTACCTTCAATTGTTGCATAATATACGTCTTTAACTAGCAGACCAAGTCCACCTTTATCATAAAGGTCACAAGTATCTAACCATTCATATCTTTGAAATACCGCATCAATCTGAACCCAATGTTCTACGTTTTGATAAGTGGTTCCCGAACAATCGTCAAAGATACCTCTTGTTGAACACCATTCAGTTAATGAAGTACCTGTTACATAAGTAATACCTGTTAAACAAGTTCCAGTACTTTCACACCCACCAGTAATTCTATATGTTTTAACACATAATCTTGGACTACCCGTGTCACCACTTAATCTTAATGACAACGCATTTGAAACTTCATCATATAGCGGGTCTTTTTCAGGGTATTTTGCAGTTGTATTACATTCACAAGGACAACCACAAAGACAAGTCGTTATGGTTCCACCTGATTGTTGGTATACCTGCATACAGTCTGAAGATGTATTTGCACTACTTGCACAACCACAAGTGTGCATACAAGTTAAACCTGATGTAACTCTTGTATAACCCGTATCTTGTTTTGGACTACCGTCAGCATAATGATAAAATTTATTCTCGGCTCTTGCCCCCATGTAAAAGAACGTTCCCTTATTTTCAGGGTACCTGTTGTTAAGACCTCCTGATGTATCACCAGTCCATCTGTACTTTAACATGAATTCAGCTGTCCAACCTAATGGAACTCTTTGTGGAAAAACTTGGTAATCATAACCAGCTATTTTGTAAAACCCTTGGAAGAATCCACCTTGTAAGTTTGCGACATACCCAATATCTCCACCAACGTTTTGATAATTTAAATCATAAGTGTATGAGTTATCATTCCACAATCTGTTTTCAGTTGTAGTAAAACCTGTAATAGGATGAAGTTTCATTCTCCTATCATATTTGTATCTACTGAATTTGTCTGAAACGTTTGTATATAATCCTGTTGTGATTTCTATTGTTTCACCCGACATGTTTTGAACAAGTCCGTTGTCAATACCTGTTAAACCAACATCACACAACTCTGTGGTGATTGGACAAAAGTTGGGGTCTATGTCATCAGGGTTCCAATAATTTTCCGAAACAATTGTTTGATAATCAAAAGAACATGCAGATGTTTGACATAATGTTGTACCTGAACTATTAAAGTCAAATTTAAATGGCATTCTATTACCATCGTTAACACCAATTAAAAATGGTGAAAAAACGACTTCTTGGTCATAATCTCGCTCGTCCGACGCTAAGCAAATGTCGGTGATTTCGTTGACTGGTTTTATCCCCCATTTACGAAAATTATACTGATTAATGTTTTGATATGCCATATACTAATGATAAATACCTTATGAGCTAGTATTTATAGATAAAAAAGAAGAGATGATTACTACAGACAAAGAATTTTATTCGTCGCCATACTATTTTTTATTGAGAGATAAAGGAGATAAATACTCCCTATACTTCTCTGTAGAAGGAAATTTAAATGAGGCTCGTGAAAAAGATGAGGTAATTCACTTTGAAAAAAGTAAGGGTGGAAAAGTTAAAAACCATCTTAAAAAAGTTGCCAAAGAGAAAAAAGTTAAATCCACAAAAACTCTTAAAAAAGATTTGGAAGAATTAGTAAACTTGGATGGAGCATTATCCAACTCAAAAATTCCAATTCTTGACCCAAGACTTCACCCTCATAAAACTATGGACCAAACCGTAGCCGCGGCAAGAATTACTAATGACCCAATTTCTCGTGGATATAGAACATATTATGGTGAATCGGTTGAAGAAATCGATGAGGTTGATATGTCAGGAGCGTTTGGTTATGAAGAAACTGAAAATATGGATGGTGAAGAAACCTTCAAATATTTAGTTAAAAAAATGGGTATGGAACCTGATGAGGCAAAAGAAAGAACCAAACAAAAAGGACAAGACCCAACAGGCAATAAAGATAAAAAATCACCTTATTATAAAGACAAGAATTTTATAACAAGAGCAACTTTATCTGAAATACAAAAACAAAAAATGATTAAAGTTGTGGAAGATATTTTGATGGGTAAAAAAAATTCGGACAATTCTGAAGTTGGTAAAAAAGATTTAGAAACATCAAAAATATTAAAGAAAAATATTTCATCATTAAAAAAACAAGCAGAAAAAGAAGGAGTAACTCTTTCTGATTTATTAAAGATGTTTAAAAGTGAATAAAAGTTTATACGATAAAGAAATTGAGTTTCCATCTGACAAAAGGGAACATATGAGAAAATGTTTTCATATGGTTAAAGGTGCGGATGAAAATACTGAAGGGTTTAATAGAAACAAAGAACTTCAGGGTCAAAAATTTATCACATATAAACAATTAAAAAGAATTAAAAACTTTTTTGATAATTTTAATGGCAACCAAAAAGAACCTTCATTTATTTTAAATGGTGGTGTAGAAATTAAAAATTGGGTTGACAATGAATTAAGAAAAATGAGGGATTATATTAAGAATACAAAAACTAATAAAATGAATGCGGGTATGATGAACCAATTCATTGACCCTCATGAGAAAAAAGATTTTACAAATGTAAGAACATCTCAAGAACACTCAAAGACTGTTGACAAATATAACCCATCAGTTAATGAAAGTGTTAAGAGAATAAACGAACTAATATCAAAAATATAAAAATATGTCAAGTCAAATTACTGTAGATTTAAGTCAAACAGAACCAAACGCACTTACCGCTATTGCTGACCAAGAAAGAGCAAAATTAATCCCTAAAAACGATTTTAATGCTGTGGGTAATGAATACTCATCAGTTAACCGTGATGCACTTGCTGACGGTGACTCTATGGGTAGAGGTACGGGAGCGTTCTTAGATGTTTATAATGTAAACGCTGGAACAATTGATGATATCGTTGAGAGAAAAAATGATATCAAAATTAATAAATTTAACTCGTCAAACGTATACCCTAATTTCTAATGAAGTTACAAGGAGCACTAAAAGGATTAATTTGTGAAATCGCTTCTTTGGATAGTATTGTTGATGCTATTAAGAAACGACAAGTTGTTATTATCTACTATGATGGTGATGAGCCAGGTGGTAGAGGTATACGTCAAATTGAACCTGTGTGCTTGGGAGTTAGTAAAGCGGGAAATAAAGTTTTAAGAGCTTGGGATAGTGAGGGAGCGTCTCATACTGGTTATAAGGGAGAACAACCATTACCAGGTTGGAGATTATTTAGATTAGATAAAATACTATCAAACAAACCAACTGGTGAGGTTTACAATGAACCTAAACCTGGTTATAATTTTAATGGAGACAAAAGTATGGTTAGTGTTATTATAAACGCAGTGTTTGATAATAACCCTCCAACACCTCAACCACCACAAGAACAACCAACACCACCTGAACCTGAAACTCCACAAACACCTGAAGAAGAAAATATAACATAAGATGGACAGATTAATGGAAAAATTAGCCCTATCAAAGGCTATCATGGATAAAGCAGATGGAATTAAAAATACAAATTCTATGAACGGTGGATTACCACCAACATCATTGCAACAACTAAACGCACCTGAAACTTTTGAAGTTCCTAACGCAAGATATAATATACCTCAAGAATTTCTTCAAGAATCAAATTCTACTCAAGAACCGTATTTATCTAACGTTCCGAGAGAAAATACTAAGCCAGTTGGTGTTCCAACTGTGGATGCAATTAAAAACTCTAAATTACCTGATGAAATTAAAAGGTTAATGATGGAACACCCAATAGCACAACCACAACAACAAACAACAACAATATCTAACGACCTTGTAGAAAGAGCGTCTAGATTAATGAAACAAAATAGTGGTGGATACGTTCCTGAATCTGCAAAACCAAAACAACAAATACAAGAGACTAAACAACAATCTTCGTCATCATCAGGTATTGATTACAAATTGATTCAAAAAATGATTAATGAAGCGGTTAAAAATGCGTTGAAAGAAAACGGATTAGTGGTTGAAAGTTCTGAGAAATCCAATGAAGTATTTAATTTTAAAGTTGGTAAACATGTATTTGAGGGTAAAGTAACCAAAATCAAAAAATTGTCATAACACCTTTCTTTATTCGACAACAATTACTATATTTTAAGAAATATATTAATAATGTCGAAAATTAAAATCTTAGTAGTCCCATCCGATAGAACAGGAGTGGGTAAATTTAGGTCTGTTGACCCTCACGTCTTTTTACAAAATCTTTATGGTGACGATTTCCACGTAGATATCGTTTATGAACCTCCTTATGATGATATGTCATTTTGGTCTCAATATCAAATTGTTGCTTGTCATAGAAGCATTGGTCCTGACTTTGAGAAAGCAAATGAGATAATCAAAAAATTAACAGAAAACGGTATAATCACAATTGTCGATATTGACGATTATTGGATGCCAGGTAAGGAACACCCAATTCATGATATTATTAAGTTCAATAAGATTAATGAAAAAATTGTTGCAAATCTTAAAGTAGCGTCTTACGTAACCACTACAACAAATTTATTTGCTGATGAAATTAAAAAGTTTAATAAAAATGTGGTTGTATTTCCAAATGCAATTAATCCAAATGAACCACAATTTAAAGAACCAACTTTAGAATCAGATAGACTTAGAATTGGATGGTTGGGTGGTTCATCTCACTTACACGATTTACAATTATTGGATTCACCGTTAGGTAAAATAACTCATTTAAAAGATAAATTACAATTTGTTTTGTGTGGTTTTGATACAAGAGGTACTGTTACTGAAATTAATCAACAAACAGGTGAACACAAAAAAAGAGATATTCTTCCTCACGAAACTGTTTGGGCTCAATATGAAAAAATATTCACCCAAAACCATTCTTTAATTTCTGAAGATTACAAGAAATACTTGTTGAAGTATACTCAAGAAAAGTATCCTAACGAATTGGATGAATCTTATGTTAGAGTTTGGACTCAACCCGTAACATCCTACGCTAAAAATTACTCAAAATTTGACGTGTCTTTGGCTCCAATTAAAAATACTATGTTTAACCGAATGAAATCTCAATTAAAAGTTATTGAGGCGGGATTTTACAAAAAGGCAATTATCGCTTCCGATTTAGGTCCATATACGTTAGATTTGAAACATTGTTTAAATCATGGTAATTTTGTTGATGGAAACGCAATGTTGGTTGATGAAAATAGAAACCATTCTGATTGGGCAAAATACATTAAGAAATTGGTTGAGAATCCTAATATGGTCAAAGATATGGGAGAAAGATTGTATGAAACAGTTAAGGACACATACGACTTAAATACAGTAACGAAAAATAGAGCAGAGTTTTACAAATCTTTAATTAAATAACATGATTAACATACCATTAACAAAAATTTTATTCTTGGACATCGAAACTGTTGGTGTCCAACCTGATTGGGATTCATTAGTTAAACATAATGAAGCCCTTTCCTTTCAATTCGAACACTACTTTGATTGGTTCCAAAAAAGGTTTCCTGAAGACGGAGCAAATGGTGTTGGTCAAATGTTTGTTAATCGTTCGGCATTAGTTCCTGAATTTGCAAGAATTGCTTGTGTTAGTGTTGCATTTGTTACCGAAAGTGGTGAAGTTAAAATGCAATCATTCAGTGATATTGATGAGAAAAAAATGTTATTAGAAGTTCAAAAACTTTTATATCGAGTTGGTGAACTTGGATTTTTCTTATGTGGTCATAACGTAAAAGGATTTGATATTCCTATGTTAGCAAAACGTATGATTATGAATGGAATTATGCCACCTAAGATTTTACCAGGTCATGACACAAAACCATGGGAAATTAAAGCGTTAGACACAAAAGAAGTTTGGCAATATGGTGGATATGGTTCCATCGCATCTCTTGAACTTATGTGTGTTTGTTTGGGTGTTGAATCATCTAAGACAATGGAAATAACAGGTAATAAAGTACATGAAGCGTTTTGGGTTAAAAACGATATTGAAGGTATTGTAAAATATTGTGAGAAAGATGTTTCAGTGTTAATTGATGTAATTAAGAAATTAATAGATTTAAAATAATGGAAAATTCAAATGAATTGGGATTTGACCCAACAGCTTACGAGGAAATTTTAAAACAATTTGAAAAAATAAAATTAGAATCGGGTATTGAACCTGATGAAGATTATCAAAAAGAACTTGAAGATATTTTGGGTATTGGATTTGATGACTTGGAAGAAGAGATTTACAGAAACGCAAGAACTAAAACAATTGAAGTTGAATTAGTTCATGATGATGCAGTATTTCCAAAATACGCATATGAATCAGACTCAGGATTTGATTTACACTCAACACAAGATTTAACAATTGGTCCGTTTGGTAGAATTTTAGTACCAACAGGAATTAAAGTTTCTTTTGATGAAGGTTATGAAATACAAGTCAGACCTAAAAGTGGTTTAGCCATTAAACAAGGATTAACAGTTCTTAACACACCAGGGACTGTTGACCAAGGATATACAGGTGAAATACAAGTAATTGTGTTTAACACAAATAATTACACAGTGATGATACCTAAAGGTATGAAAGTCGGTCAAGCAGTATTATGTCCTGTAATAAACGGGAAATATGTTAGATTTGAAAAAGTTGATACCCTTAATGAAAAAGATAGAGGTGATAACGGATTTGGTAGTACAGGGATTTAAAAATTAAAAAATGATTACAGTAGGATATTCAACAAGAGAACATAACCCCCAATTTATCGAGTACTTAAAAAAAAGTTCGGGGACAAAAAAAATTCAAGTTATTGAAAAAATTAATAACGGTGAAAAATCATTATCACAAGTTTATAATGAAATCCTTGCGGAGTCGGTAAATGATTTAGTTGTTCTTTGCCATGATGACATTTATTTTGACACATCAAGTTGGTCTTATAAACTTAAAACACACTTTGATAAAAGTGATTTTGGCGTTATAGGTGTTGCGGGTACAACCAATTTATCTGAGACAGGTAAATGGTGGGAAACCAATAATAGAAAAGACATGATTGGTATTGTTAATCACGAAAGTGATGGTAAAAAATGGACATCAAAATATTCTGAAGACTTTAACAAATCAATTAAACAAAGTGTTATTGTTGATGGTTTGTTTATTGCATTAAGTAAATCAAGAATTAAAAAAACTTTTGACGAAGACTTTGAAGGTTTCCATTTTTACGATATTGCCTTTTGTTTTAGAAATCATATTGAAGATGTTAAAATTGGTGTTATCACCAATATTAGAGTTACTCATAAATCCATTGGACAAACAAATCAACAATGGGAAGATAATAGAGTTTTTTTTATAAATAAATATGGAGAAAACTTACCTTCAAAAATTCCTTTTGACCCAAATAAAAGATTAAAAGTTTTATTATCTTGTATTTCATTTAAAAATTTTACGGGTTCAGAATTATATGTTTTTGAGTTAGCAAAAAGTTTACTCAAATTAAATTGCAGTGTTACAGTTCTATCACAAATTGGTGGTCCAGTAACTGATATGGCAAAAAAACTTGGAATTAAATGCATTTCATTTGAAAATGCTCCAGGATTTAAACTTGGTGACGGACAATGGGGTATGAATACTCCTGAAGGATTTAAACCATCAACACCAAATGCACTATATAGAATATCAGATGTTGATTATGATATTATCCATTTCCAACATAAACCAGTTGCTGAAAGAATTCTTAACATGTATCCTGAATTACCTAAAATATGTGCAATTCATTCAGAAGTGATTTCTGTTGAAGACCCTGTTGTCGACCCAACAATTAAAAAATATATTGCAATTCGTCCTGAAATTAAGGACCACATGATTAATAATTTTGAAATACCTGAAGAAATGATTGAGGTTATTTATAATCCAATTGATAATGAAAAATTCCAATCTAAAAACACATCAGATGAAAATTATGTGTTGTTTGTTGGTACCATAGATTATTTGAGAAAAGAAACCATTTTAGATTTAGTCGAATACACAAGAGAAATTGGAAAAGAACTTTGGTTAGTCGGAGAAAATAATGGAAATTATTTAGAAAATGTTTTATTAGAAGACCATGTTAAACATTTCCCATCAACTTGGAAAGTTGAAAACTTTATTTTAAAATCTTATGAAACTGCAGGAATTCAATTAGGTAGAACAACAATTGAAAGTTGGATGTGTGGCAAATCAAGTTGGATTTATAAAGTAGATAAAGGTGGTTTTATTTTATCCAAAGAAAAACACGAACCCCCAACCGATATTGAAAAATACTATACTCTGAATGTTGCCCAACAAATAAAAGACGAATATCTTAAAATTCTTTCATAATGAAATTAGGTTTAATTGGTGTTGATGTGATTGGTTTATCATTTGGTTTATTGTGCGAAAAAAAAGGTTATGAAGTCTTAGTATCAAATAGTAATGAAGATTATGTTTTTAATCTTAATCAAAAGATTTGTATCACAAATGAACCATTAATTCAATCTATGTTATTTGACACTAATAAGTTTAGTGCGACTACAAATAATACCGATGTAATCAAGAATTCTGATATCATTTTTATTTTCTCACCTACCCCATCCAATATTGATGGTAACTACGACACTGCAAAAGTATTTGACGTTATTTCAGAATTTTATACTTTGTCATCACAAGATGTTCAACTTTATAATAAGAAAGTGGTGATATGTTCTACAACAAATCCTGGTGAAGTGGACCAAATACAACAAAGATTAAACATGTTTAATATTCAGGTCGCATACAATCCATTCTTCACAAATGAAGGTGAGATTGTAAAAGACATTGAAAATCATGAAATGGTTTTAATTGGTACAGAGTATCAAGAATTAACAAATGAATTAATTCAATTACATACTAAAGTTAAAAAAATTCTTGTTAATGTTTATACGATGTCTTCAAAGGCTGCAGAGATAACAAAGATTGGAATCAATTCTTTTTTATCCGCAAAAATTAGTTACGCTAATATGCTAGGTGAAATTATTACCAAATCAGGTATTGAGAATGAGGTTAATATGGTATTAACTGCAATTGGTGGTGATTCAGGAATTGGTAAAAAACACATGAATTACGGATTTGGTTTTGGTGGTCCAACAATCAATGGAGATAATAAAGCATTAAAACATTTTGCTGAAAGTGTTGAAGTAAATACTGATTTAATTTCATGTATTAACACATTCAACCAATCTCATATTTTGTTCATTAAAGAACATTACATTCAAAAAAATCCAACAAAAGAAATTCCATTTGTTATGAACCACATAACGTATAAAAAAGGTTCTAATATCGTTGAGGAATCCCAACAATTTCAATTGTGTATAGAATTGTTAAATGATGGTTATAGTGTTAATGTTATTGAAATTCCTGAAGTTGCAAATAAATTAAACACATTATCCGAATCATATAACGGAAGATTAAAATTTTATAAACCAGGTACAACCCCTGAAGGAATATTAATTAATTTATAATGATAGTATTAACGACAACATATAATTGTGAAAACTTTGTCGAAAAATCTTTATTGAGTATTATGTCTCAAAGATTTAAAGATTTCAAATGTTATATAACTGATGACATATCTACAGATAATACGGTAGACATAATTAAAAAAACAATATCAGGTGATGATAGATTTATCCTAATTGAAAATAAAGAAAAAATGTATCAACCAGGAAATTACGACCAAGTAATTCGTGGATTAGATATTCCCGATAATGAAATTTGTGTTGAGATTGATGGTGATGATTGGTTACCAAATTCAAATGTTTTAACCTTTATTAATGAAACATATAAAGATGAAAATGTTTGGATGACAAGTGGTTCATTTAAATACCATGACGGTAGACCAGGGTTTGCAAATCCCCCAAGAAATTTCACAAATGTTCGAAACCAAACTTTCACATTATCTCACATGAGAACTTGGAAGTCTTGGTTATGGAAAAAAATAAATCAAGAAGATTTAAAAGATGGTTCAGGAAAATACTGGAGTGTTGCGGGTGATTTATCATTTATGTTTCCAATGTTAGAAATGTCGGGAAAAAGTCACTTTAAATATATTCCAGATGTCTTATATATCTATAATGAATCTAACCCATTAAATGACCACAAAGTTAATATGGGTAAAGTGTCATCAACCGTTAACATAATCAGAAATAAACCACAATATAATTTATTACAAAATGTCTGAAAACTTTAATCCAAAAATTTCAGTATGTATTCCATCATACGAAGCAAATGGTAGAGGTGTTGAATTTATTGATAAGAACATCCAATCGATTCTTTCTCAAACCTATAAAAATATAGAAATAGTTGTGTCCGACCATTCAAAAGACGATGATATTGAAAATTACATTAAAGGTTTGGGATTGGATAATATAATGTATTTAAGAAATACTAAGGATATTGGATGGCCCGCACATAACACAAACAATGCAATTAAAAATTCAACTGGGGATTATATCAAATTAATGAATTTAGACGACTTTATGGTTGGTGAAGATTCTATTCAATTAATGGTTGATTTGTTAGATGAAGGTAATAAATGGGTTATTAGTGGATGTATTCACTACGATTATGGTAATGGTGGTTGGACAAACCCTATTATTCCAAGAATTGAAGGTGATGGTAAACACTTAATTAAAGGTATTAATTTTGTCGGGTGTCCAAGTGTTGGGTTAATTCCTCGTGATGAATATTTTGACCCTGAAGTTTTATATATGATTGATTGTGAACTTTGGTATCGTATGTTTATAACATATGGTTATCCTGGAGTATTAAAAGATTATAGGATTGCGGTTGGGATTGGTGACCACACTTTAACCAGTCAATTATCATCAAAACATAGTGAATGGCATTATAAAGATGTCGATTATTGTAATAAAAAATTTTTAATATGAAAAACATACAATTATTTATCCCAAAATTTAGAAACGAAGAAATCTTTGAACACATGTCAACTTGTTTAGACAAGGGATGGACTGGTTTAGGATTTAAAACCGTTGAAATTGAAAATGAATGGAAATCTTATACAGGATTACCACATGCTCATTTTATAAACTCAAATACTTCAGGTCTTCATTTGGCGGTGAAAATATTGAAGGATGCAAATAAATGGTCCGATGACGATGAAATCATTACAAGTCCATTAACATTTGTATCATCAAATCATGCAATAATGTATGAAAATTTAAAACCTGTATTCGCAGATGTGGATGAATATTTGTGTTTAGACCCAGCATCAGTAGAATCAAAAATAACTAAAAAAACAAAAGCAGTTTTGTTTATTGGTATTGGTGGTAACACTGGTGAACTTTATAAAATTATCGAATTATGTAAAAAACATAAGTTAAAGTTAATTTTAGACGCGGCTCACATGTCAGGTACATTTGCAAAAACCCCATCAACAGGTGAAGTTGAACATGTCGGTCATGGTGCCGATGTAACCGTATTTAGTTTCCAAGCTGTTAAGAACTTACCAACCGCAGATTCGGGTATGATTTGTTTTGCAAATGAGGACTACGATACTTTAGTAAGAAAACTATCTTGGTTAGGTATTGATAAAGACACATACCAAAGAAGTAACGATAAAGGAAATTATAAATGGGAATACGACTTAGTTGATGTTGGTTACAAATACCACGGAAACTCAATAATGGCATCAATGGCATTGGTTGGTTTAAAATACCTTGACGAAGATAATGACAGAAGACGAGAAATCTGTGAAAAATATGAAAACGAATTAACCAAACATGGAATTCAAACCATAAAGACACATAACGATTGTGTGTTATCGTCAAGACATTTATTTCAAATTGTTGTAAATCAACGAAATAAATTCATGGAATTATTAAACTCAAATGGAGTTTATCCTGGAGTTCATTATAGAGACAATACCAATTATAAAATGTACAAACATGGATTTGGGACATGTCCAAATTCTTTAACAATATCTGAAAAATTAATAACATTACCATTACATATGAATTTAACCGATGAGGATATTGATTATGTAATCGAACAAGTGATAAAAGTTAACCAACAAATAGAAGGATGAGTAGTATTGTAATTTTAGGTGCTGCAGGTCTTGCAAAAGAATTTTACTATTATGTAAAAAGAGCAAAACCTGAAATAACTAATTTCATTTTTGTTAATGATTTAGATGATGGTCAAACATCATTTGATATTGATGGTGAAGTATTTCCTGTGGTTAAAGATTGGTCATTTAAAGAAAACTATAAATTTATAGTTGCCGTTGGTAGTCCAAAAATAAAAAAGATTTTAGTTACAAAGGCACTATCATCAGGGTTAGTACCATCTGAAACAATTGTTGACCCGTCAGCAATTGTATTAATGGATAAAAAAAATTTAGGACGTGGCGGTATTGTTTCACCAGGTTGTGTGGTTACTTCTAATGTCACGTTTGGTGACTACGTAACACTAAACTTAAATACCACGGTTGGTCACGATACAATTATTGGCGACTATTGCACCACAAATCCTGGTGTTCATATTTCAGGTCAAATAACAATGGGTTCTTCTAATGAATTTGGAACAGGATGTATTGTTAGAGATAGATTGAACATCGGGTCAAATAAAACTTTTGGTGCTCAAACTGCTGTAGTTAAAGACATTTTGGGGGATGAACCTGAAGTATATGTTGGAATCCCATCTAAACTTTTAGTTAAAAAATAAAATATGCATACAGTAAACAAAATTTCAAATTGGGATATTCGAGTAGATATTCAAACAGATAAACCATGTGAGTTATACGTAGACACGTTCCCATCAGGACCTAAAGAATGTTTAAGAGTTCTTTGGTCTGTTGAACCAAATGAAATCTCAGGATTAAGAGATATTGTAATTGGTAGACATGAGGAGTTTGATTTGATTTTAACTTGGCATAAAGAAGTTTTAGATAATTGTCCAAACGCGAGATTATTTCCACACGGAATGTCTTGGATTTTAGATTTTGATTTAACTTCAGAAAAAGAATATTGTGTCACTTCAATTGTTGGGGGTAAAAGATTAACTCCAAATCAAATTGTAAGACAAGAATTATCAACAGTAACAGACCAAATTACTTCAGTACCATTACATCTATTCAATAGTAGGAATAATCCATACACAGGAGAACCTACAATTAATAGAGTTATGCAAGATGGAGATAGAAAAAATGAATTATTCTATTCTCAATATCATATCGCAATTGAAAATGTATGTCAACCAAATTACTTCAGTGAAAAACTTGTTGATTGTTTTCAAACCAACACAATTCCAATTTATTTAGGATGTCCAAATATTGAGGACTTTTTTGATGTTAAAGGTATGTTCATAGTTAATACATTAGAAGATATCGTTAATGTTTGTAATTCAATTACCCCTGAAACATACAATGAAATGTCACCTTACGTTAAAGAAAATTACGAAAGGAGTATCAAATACGCTAAGTTCAGAGAAACATTAAGAGATGAAGTTATTGAATTCGTTAAAAATTCTTAATATGGATAACGAAATTTCTTTCTCAATCGAATCAATTAGTGAGGGTCACCACAAAGTATCTTATCGTGGTATTAAACTAATTAAAGACCCTTTTGATTATCTACTATACCAAATGATTATTAATGAGGTTAAACCCGATTTAATTATTGAAATTGGCACTAACCATGGGGCATCGGCTCTCTACATGGCAGATATGTTAGATTTATTAGGTAATGGTATGATTCACACCATGGATATCATGGAATACCCAATGCACCCATTAATTGTCAATAACCCAAGAATTAAAAGATTTTTAGGAGGTTTTGAAGGTTATGATTTAAAAAATGCCGAAGGTTACAATAACATATTGGTTATTGATGATGGGTCTCACCTATATAGTCATGTAAAAATAGCTATGAATAAATTTAAAGATTTGGTTTCTGTTAATTCTTATTTTATTATTGAAGACGGGGCATTAAACCATATTGGTCTTGAACAACAATATAGTGGTGGTCCACTAAGAGCAATAGGTGAATTTTTACCCAATAACCCTAATTTCCAAATTGATAGAAAATGGTGTGATTTTTTTGGTAAAAACGCCACTTTCAATCCAAATGGATATATTAAAAGATTATATTAATGAGTTTTGTATCAACAAAATTAATGGGTGGATTAGGAAATTATCTATTCCAGATATCCACGGCTTATTATCTATGTCTAAGAGATAATAAAGAATTGTTATGTGATGTGTCCGATTCAATGGTACCTCATAAACCATATTCAAACTACACATCAAATATTTTTAGAAACGTTAAGTTCATTAATGGTGTTACTGATTTTACTCCATTAGGTGAATCGGGATTCTCATATACTCCGCTACCTCAAATTGACGGTAACGTTAAATTATATGGTCACTTTCAAAGTGAAAAATATTTCATGGATTATAGAAACGAAATATTGGAATTGTTTAAAATTGATGATGAAACAAATCAAAAATTAATTAACAAATACGGTGAACTATTAAAACTTGATACTTGTTCGATTCACGTCAGACGTGGAGATTATTTAGGTTTACAAAATCACCACCCAATCCAACCAATAGAATATTACCAAAAAGCAATTAATCTTATTGGTGAAGATAAACATTTCTTAATATTCTCTGACGACATTAAATGGTGTGAAGAAAATTTTAGTTTCTTAAATAATAAAACATTTGTGTCGGACAATTTAGATTACGAAGATTTGTATTTGATGTCGATGTGTAATAATAACATATTGGCAAATTCTACATTTAGTTGGTGGGGGGCATGGATGAATCAAAATGAAAATAAACAAGTCATTATACCGTCAAAATGGTTTGGTATTTCCAATTCACATTTGAACACTAATGACTTATATTGTGATAAATGGATTAAATTATGAAAATATTAGTTACAGGCTCAAATGGATTATTAGGAAGAGCATTAAAAAAAGTTTTAGGTGATGGTCACGTATACCACACAAGAAAAGATGTTGATTTAACAAATTATGAAGAAACATTTAAATACTTTCAAGATAAAGTATTAAATGAAGGTGTGGATACCGTTATTCATACCGCAGCTAAAGTTGGTGGTGTTAATGCGAACATGAACAATAACCAAACATTTTTTAATGACAACTACATTATTAATAGTAATGTAATTAAAGCGTGTTCAATTCTTCAAATTGATAATTTTGTAAATATATTATCAACTTGCATTTTCCCACATGAGAATATTGTCTATCCATTAACCTCAGACCAAATTGATAAAGGAGCTCCACACCCATCAAATTATGGGTACTCATATGCTAAAAGATTATCAGGATATGAAACACAAATCTTTAGGGATGTTTTAAAGAAAAATTGGTACTCAGTAGTACCAACAAATCTTTATGGACCTTATGACAATTTTAATTTAGAAGATAGTCATTTAATCCCTGGTATGATTCACAGAGCATATTTAGCAAAACAAAACAATGAAAAATTTGTTATTTGGGGGGATGGTTCACCATTAAGACAGTTTGTTTATTCAGAAGATATGGCAAAATTAATTGTGTGGTCTTTAACTAATTGGAATTCTGAAAAACATTGTATGATGATAGATGAGACCGAAGTTTCTGTGATGGAGGTTGCAAATATAATCACCAAAAAATTTGGATTTAATGATAACGATTTAGTGTTTGACGAAACTAAACCAAGAGGTCAATTTAGAAAACCAGCGGCGTCAGATATTAAAGATTTTGAGTTTAAGCCAATTGAAGAGGGTATTAATGAAACTATCGATTGGTTTATAAACAATTACGAAAACGCTAGAAAATGAAAAAAATAGATTTAATTCAAGATACAATTGACAATCAAGATATTGACAATTTAATTCAATGGTTAAAGGAATATCCAAGATTAACTAAAGGACCTAAAACAATTGAGTTTGAAACAAAATGGTGTGAATGGTTAGGGTCCAAATATTCAATATTTGTGAATTCTGGTTCATCCGCGAATTTACTTATGTTATACGCTCTAAGAGTACTTAACAAAATGAAGAATAATAAAGTTTGTGTTCCTGCGTTATGTTGGGCAACTGACTTATCACCAGTACTTCAGTTTGATATGAAACCTTTATTAATTGATTGTAATTTAGATAATTTATCAATTGATTTAAAACATTTAGAAGAGGTGTTTAAAACAGAACAACCATCAGTTTTACTATTAGTTTCGGTATTAGGATTGTCACCTGACATGGATTCAATAGTTGAGTTATGCCAAAAATATGATGTGATTTTACTTGAGGATAATTGCGAATCTCAAGGGACTAAATTTAAAGGAACTAAGTTAGGTAACTTTGGATTGATGTCTTCATTTTCAACATATTTTGGTCATACGATGTCCACAATTGAGGGTGGTGTTATTACAACAAATGATGAGGAGATTTACCATACATTATTACAACTTAGAAGTCATGGATGGGATAGAGATTTACCTGAGTCAAAACAACAAGAATTAAGAAAAGAATGGGAAATTTCGGATTTCTCAGCACTTTACACATTTTACATACCAGGGTTCAATTTAAGAAGTACAGATTTACAAGCACAACTTGGAATCCAACAATTGTTAAAAGTTGACGGAATGATTAGTAATCGATTCCAAAATTTCCTATATTATAAATCAAGGTTGGAGGGTAAAATTTGGTTTCCAAAAACATTTAATGATGAGTTTACATCAAATTTTGCAATTCCTGTTATTACTAAAACACCTGAAGACAAACAAAGATTAATAAAGGAGTTAGAAGAAAATAACATTGCCTGTAGACCTTTAATTTCAGGGTCTATGGGAACACAACCATTTTATAAAAAATTGTATGGTGAAAATAAATTACCTAATTGTTCTATAATCGATGAACGAGGAGTTTATGTTCCAAACCATGATAAGATGACAAAAGAAGATATCGATAGAGTTTGTGATATCTTACTAAAATATTAAAATATGTTGAGATTTACAAAACCAGCAAGAGGCAAAGATATTCATCAGAGAGGATATTTTTCATACATTACTGAAGGGATTATTCACATTTATAATGCAAAGTTAAATCATCCAAACGAAAAATTTAAAGTTTATTTTGATTTATTCGACATATATGGATACGGTAAAGGAAACATTTTTGATGTTTGTTTTATTCAAGATACTGAAGATTATAAATTAAACTTTAATAGTTATTCCAACATTGAATGGTTGGATACACTGACTCGTTTTGACCCATATGATGAAACAACTTTCACCAAAGAAAAATTTGAAACTTGTGAACAAATCATTAAAGAGCATTTGGTGTTAAACGATGAAATGAAAAATCTATTCTCATCAAGACATTCTCAAATTGATTTTACAAATACTATTGGATTCCATAGAAGAGCAACAGATATGATACTACATCATATTCCAACAATACCTTTGGATAATATTTTTAGTTCAATTGAACAAGAAGAATTTGAAAACATATTTTTAATGTCTGACAATGTAGACGATTTAAATAAATTCAAACAAAGATATGGTAATAGATTAATAACCTTTGACGAATTTAGTACTTCAGAGTTGGATAGTAACCCATTTTTTAAAATGAATAAAGATGAAGAATCAACTAAAAACCACATAAAAGAAATTGTGTTTGGTGCGTATACATTAGGGATGACAAAAAAATTATATTGTACAAAATCTAATTTATCAACATTCTCAATATTATCAAACTCAAATTTAAACTATAAAAGATTAAATTAACATGACAAAAAAAATTGCACTTATTACAGGAATAAATGGACAAGATGGTTCGTATCTGGCGGAATTTTTAATTGGGAAAGATTATGAAGTTCACGGTACATTGAAAAGAAATTCAGTCGCTGAAAATCAAACCGCAAGATTGGATAGTATCTATACTCAAATCAATTTACACTATGCAGATTTAACTGATTTGTCTTCGTTAATTTCCGTTATTCAAAAAGTTAATCCTGATGAGATTTACAATTTAGCCGCACAATCGCATGTTAGAATTTCATTTGACCAACCTATATACACAGCAAACGTCACTGGTCTTGGAACTCTTAACTTATTAGAGGCCGTTAAACTGATTAAACCATCAATTAAAATATACCAAGCATCGTCTTCCGAAATGTTTGGAAATTGTATTGATAAAGATGGATATCAAAGAGAAACAACCCCGATGAATCCAGTATCTCCATACGGATGTGCTAAAGTATATAGTTATAACATCGCAAGAAACTATAGAAACTCTTACGGTATGTTTATTTCTAATGGTATTTTGTTTAATCACGAATCACCAAGAAGAGGTACAAATTTCGTAACAAATAAAGTTTGTAAAGAAGTTGTAAAAATACATTTAGGATTATCTAATGAACTTAAACTTGGTAATTTAGACGCAACAAGAGATTGGGGTCATGCTAAAGATTACGTAGAAGCCATGTGGATGATACTTCAACAAGATAAGTCCGATGATTATGTATGTTCTACAGGTATTTCACATTCAGTTCAAGACTTATGTGAATACACTTTTTCTAAATTTGGATTAGATTATAAAAAATATGTTAAATCTGATGAGAAGTTTTTGAGACCCGAAGAACTTCATAATTTAAAAGGAGATTCTTCAAAATTAAAATCAATAACAGGATGGTCACCTAATTATACCTTTGAAACAATGCTCGACGAGATGTTAGAATATTGGATAAACTATTACACTAAAAATAAATAATGGCAACAAAACCAAGTAGAAAATCTCCAACACCAACACCTTTGGTACATGAAGAAAAAAACCCAAGAAGCAAAAAAGAAATCATTTGTTCAATCATAAAAAGAAAAACAAAAGAAAAGTTTTTAACTCAAACACAAAAAAATTATTATGATGTTCTCACTTCAAGCGAAGTAACAATTTGTTCAGGACCTGCAGGTGTTGGTAAAAGTTATATCACAATGAAAGCGGCAATTGATTTATTATCAGACCCAAACACACCTTACGAAAAAATTATTATTGTAAGACCCGCAGTTGAAGCGGAAGAAAAATTAGGTAGTTTACCAGGTAATGTTGAAGAAAAATTAGACCCTTATATTTTCCCTTCCTATTATTTGTTAAATAAAATTATTGGAAAAGAAACTAGAGAAAAATTAAAAGAACTTGAAGTGATTGAAGTCTTTGCATTAGCATTCATGAGAGGTATGAATATTGATAATTCTATTTTAATTTTTGAAGAGGGTCAAAATGCAACTCCAAGTCAAATGAAACTTTTATTAACAAGAATTGGATTTAATAGTAAATTTTTTATTTCAGGAGACGTTGAACAGTCGGACCGTTACAAAAACAAAACTCATAGCGGTTTATGGGATGCGATTGAAAAGTTTAGAGATTCAAGTGTAATTTCAACTTTTGAATTTAAAGATAAAAAAGACATTGTTAGAAATCCTTTAATCACTAAAATATTACAAAAATACGATAACGAAGTAGAATGAGAATTGGTATAGAATTAAATGGAGTTTTGAGAGACACCCTTAAAAAAATCCAACAAGAATATGAAAAATGGTATTTAGAAAACCCATTTAAAGAAGATGAAGAAAAATCTGAATACGAAGTAATATCAGATTTAACCACATTAGACATTAGTAGTCACCTTAAATTTAAAGACGATGATGAATTATATAATTTTTTATATAAAGAACATACTATGGAAATTTTTGGACATGCAGGGTCAGTTGAAAATTCAAGTATGATGGATTTTAATGAGTTTTACTTAGACTTGAGGGATAATCACGATATATTAATCGTTTCGGATGAAATGGGTAAATCAAAACCAGCATCTTTATTCTTCATTTCAAAATTTGGATGTTTGGTTGAGACGGTTAAATTTTACAGTGAATCTACAATAAATTCACTTTGGGACTCCGTAGACGTTTTACTTACGGCAAATCCTAAACTATTATTAAATTACCCAAAAGGTAAAAGAGTTATTAAATATGAGACATTATATAATACAGATATAAATATTGAACATTCAATAACCACTTTAAAAGATTTAAAAACAAAAATAACAGAACTATATGATTAAGGTATTAGGTGAAAACTACTATTTCGATTTGGATAAAATTGAAGAATATTTAGACATGAGTATTAAACCTGATGAGGAAGTCGAAGAAGACGAATTTTCAGGTTCAACTGACATGAAAATTAATATAATAAAATTTGAAATGGTTAAAATGTTAATGGATACCATTTTAACAGAACATGAGGAAATAGATGAGAAATTAGGTATGAAATCAAGTAATAATACCAGCATCCCATTTAGATTATCTTTCAATAGCTTATTAAATAAAAAACTTATAAATCACTATTAATATGGACGCATCGTTAAACGAAAAAGTAAAACTATCAATTCAAAATCTAAGAAATAAGAAATCAAGAATTTATTTCTTAGTACAAGACACTAAAGGAAACGCCAAAGCCTCTGTTAGATTAATTTATCAAATGGCAAAATCTCTTTTAGATTCAGGATTTAATCCAATAATTCTTCACGAGAAAAATGAATATGCTGGAGTTGTAGCTTGGATGGATGAAGAATATATGTCAATTCCTCATAAATCAATTGAAGGTCAAAATTTGGAAATTTCACCAGAAGATTTCATTATTGTACCTGAAATTTTTGGATTTATCATGGAACAGATTAAAAATTTACCTTGTGGTAAAATTGTTTTAACTCAAAATTATTCTCACATTGTTGAGACATTACAACCAGGACAAAGTTGGTCTCAATATGGCTTCTTTAAATGTATAACAACATCAAAAAAACAACAAGAGTATATTGAGAACGTGATGAGACAAACTAGTTTTGATATTGTTAAACCATTAATTACCGACAGTTTTTATCCAAAAGAATTACCTCCAATGCCAATCATTGGTGTTCACACTAAAGAACAGGAAGATACAATTAACATCATTAAAACTTTTTATCTAAAATTCCCACAATATAGATGGTTCACATTTAGAGATTTGAGAGGTCTTTCAGAAAAAGAATTTTCAAATTCTTTACGTGATTGTTTTGTCAGTGTTTGGATGGACGAACAAAGTGGGTTTGGTACATTCCCATTAGAATCTATGGCATCAGGTGTTCCTGTTATTGGTAAAGTACCTTATACTCAACCTGAGTGGATGAATGAAGATAATGGTGTTTGGGTTAGTGACCCAAATATGATTTGTGATTTTATTGCAGACTTCATTCAGAATTGGTTAGAAGATAATATCAAACCTGAACTTTACGATAACATGAAAAAAACAGTTGAAAACTACACAAATAAACAAGAATTTGACTCATCAGTTACTTCATTATTCGAAGAATATCTAAACATAAGAGCAAATTCATTTGAAGAACAAATTTCTAAAACCGAAGAATAATATGAATACTAAATTATCATTATCAGTTATATTACCAATTAAATCGTCAAAAGCAAGAAATTTTGATGAGTATTTTGAAAAGGCTATCACATCAATTAAAACTCAATCAATTGAAATTGAAGAGTTAGTTATCGTTCATTCGTCAGAAGAATCGTTAGTTAATTTTTTAAATAATTATGATTTTGAATCTTTAAATGTTGTTAAATTATTGTGGGATAAAGACCCAAATTATTGTGAACAAGTAAACTATGGAATTAGTAACTCTAAAGGCACTTGGATTTCTTTGTTTGAATTTGATGACGAATACTCTTCTATTTGGTTTAAAAATGTTAAAAAATATGTTGACTCATATCCTAACGTACAAGCGTTTTTACCTGTAGTTGTTGAAACTGACGAAAAGGGTATGTTTGCAGGTTTTACAAATGAAGCAACTTTTGCTGCAAATTTCACACAAGAAATGGGATTCTTAACAAACGAAACATTACAAGATTATCAAAATTTCCAAACTGCTGGATGTGTCATTAAAAAATCAGTTATTGAAGATTTTGGAGGTTTTAAATCATCAATTAAATTAACATTTGTTTATGAGTTCTTGCTAAGATTGACTTATAATTCGGTGTCTATAATGACAATACCTAAACTTGGTTACAAACACACTAACATGAGAGAAGGTTCTATATTTTGGAATTATAAATTTGGTGAAGAACAAATGTTAGAAGACGAAGTTAAATTTTGGGTTCAAACCGCAAAAAAAGAATATTTCTTTGTTGATGATAGAAACATAAAATATCAATCAGACAATGTATAATGTTAGAAACTCTATCTGCAACAACAGAAGATGTTTCATCCAAAAAAAGAGGTAGAAAAACGGTAAATGTAAATTATTTTGATGTTAGAGAAGAGGATGCGGTTAGAAGTTTTTTATTAGCCGAAACCTCAGAAGAAAAGAACAAAATATATAATGAATACTTACGAGGACCTCTCGATAAGATGATTTCATCTATCATACGAAGATATAAGTTATATCGGAAAGATATGGATTTTACTGAAATCCATTGTGATACTCATTCATTCTTAATGACAAAGGTTGATAAGTTCAAACCTTCAAAAGAAAAAAAGGCATATTCGTATTTTGGTACAATCTGTAAAAATTATTTAATGGGTCAAATAATTAAAGACCAAAAAGAAATTAACAGAAAAGTATCTTATGAAGATATGTCTCAAAGTATTGAAGAAAGACCCGATATGATGTATCGTATTGATGAAGATGTTGTAGATACAACGGCAATCATTGCACAATATTTAAGAGAACTACGAGATTTTATTGAAACTGAAAATTTAAATGATAATGAAAAAAAATTAGGGTACGCCCTAATTGATTTATTTGAAAATTATGAGGCAATATTCTCAAGTGCGGACAATAACAAATTTAATAAAAATGTTATTTTACTTTCATTAAGAGAAATGACTAATTTAAGTACCAAAGAGATTCGTAGTTCAATTAAAAGGTTTAAAAAATTATATATTTTAATCCAATCTAAAATGAAAACTGATTAAAAAGTATTTATATATATGCCAAGACCTCAACGCAAAGAAATTAATTTTACTAAAGATTCTATTTTATCTTTAATGCAGGAAATCTATAACGAACTTGTAGAACAAAGACAAACTGCAATTAGAATTCAAAATAAAATGTTATCTATGTTAAAAGACCCAGGTGACATGATGACAATTGGTCCTGTTATTGAAAAACAACAAAAGATTGTTAACGAGTGTGTTGAAAAGAAAATTAGTTTATCTAAACTACAATCGAGTATTTGGGAAAAATCAAATAATAATAATACCGAATCTTTTTCACTTGCAGATTTGGATGACGACTTAATTCAAAATCTGATTGACAAGGATGTTTCAAACGATGAAGAATCGTACAAAATGAAGTAACATGCCAGTAGATTTAAATCAAGGATACGATAGTGCAAAGACCGATATATCTTCAATTAAGTCATACATTGAAGTATCTAAATCCGCAAAAAAATTAAAAAGTACTGCGGGTAATTCTGAGTCTCAAGGAATACCTGATATTGCATCAGGGTTAAATAAAATTGCGACACAACAAAAAAGATACTTAAGACAACCACCCAATTCATTTGACGAATTGTTAAACATGATTGGATTGGCTAATGGTTCTGGTTCATCCACATTAGATTATTTAAAAAAGAAATTATTACAAACCGTTACAAAAATAGAGCCTGATATTAAGAGAATTATTAGTCAGGAATCTATTCGTGCATTAGGTTGTTCTCAAGAACAAACATTTGAGGGATTTACGTCTTCAGAATTAGAAATTAATCCATTAGAAACTTTACCTGTTGGTCAAGGTATATATGTCCCTGTACAATCAATGGATATTGCAAGCATTTTAAAAGTTGATACAAATTCTAAATTAGGTAAAGTAATCTACGAAAAACCAACACCAAGTGTTTTACCAAATGAATTTAGACCTTATGGGGGATTAAAACCGTATCCAATGAATAAAGAGTTTTATTTAAGGTTGGCGGGGTTTAACTCATCAAACTCATATAAAGGTCAATACGGTAAATACTATCAAGGAGTTTCAGGTCAAGACTTATTTGATTTCCAATATAGTCCAACTAACCAATTTGGAGTTGACCAACCTTGTTATCGAGTTGCTCTTATATCAAAGGTTAATCCCACCGCAACAATTACTGGTGGAACACAAAACAAAGTTGTAGATTTTTTAGAAGATTATTATGCAACTATTAAATTATTTGATTCGGTAGATTTTACCGCAAACCTATTAAACGTACTTTCGGGAGCAATATCAATTAAGGCTAATTTAGGTTCGGATGAAATACAAAAACAATCACAATTTTTATTAGTCTTACAAAGAATATTAGGTTTATGTTTTGATTCAAGACGAGAAATTGATGTTAGTGGTGTTTCTAAAATTGCAGAACTTGACGGAGTAGATGAGTCATTTTTTGAATTAACTGAAGTAGATTTACGAAATATTGATGTAAGAATTAATAACATCCAAAATGGTGTTATGGAATTTGAGGCTTGTGATAATATTAAGTTACCTGTAGATTTTGAAACCATTATTGACGGATTAATTGGATTTAGAGAAAACGATGATTTAACTACTGAAGAACAAGTTCAAAATATTATCGATATAACTAATTCTTTATTTGAAAACCCAGATTGGAAAGTTTTTTTACCGACTAATGTTGATTTGCAAATTGCCGTTAATAAAGATATTATTAAACAAATTGCGGTAGCGGTTGCTGGGTCAGTATTAAGCCCAAAAGTATTATTTCCAATATTTGTATTATTGAGAGTAGTTCAAAATGATGCAACAGGATTATATAATCAAGCGGTAACATCGGCAAATACCTTTCTTCAAAGTGGTAACACCATTTCAGGTCAAGTTAACAACATAGTTAATAACCAAGTTGATTTTTTAAAAACATTTGAATCTTTTAATATACAAGTTACATCCAAAATTGGTGCAATTTTTATTAAACAACTTTTTGAGTTATTAAAAAAAGATATAATTAATCTATTATCTTCTGTTGTTAAAGATATTGCAAAAGGTAGTTTAGATAAAAAATATTTAACAATTCAAAGATTAACCGATATTGCCTTAATACTTCAACAAGTTGCAAGAGGAGTTGATGATTATAGAAAATGTAAATCATTGGTTGATGATATTTTAATAATATTAAAATTGTTAAGTGGTCTTGCAACTCCAGGTTCAAAAATACCTGCAGCATTACTATTATTAGCTGACTTTTTACCAGGTACATCGGCTGAAAGAACAACAATAAATACGATTAAGGTATTACAATCTTTTGGAGTACCAACAGGGACATTGCCCGATGGTTCACCAAATTTAATGTTGTTGTATAATTTAGCATCAAATACTGCAGCTGAAAAAGAAAAGGCTCAAAATGGTAAAATACAGGCAATTGGATTATCTCCAGCGGGACCTGTTAAAATTAGTGGGGTGTATACGTAATATGAAAAAAGAAGAATTTGAAAGTATTTTAAAATTACAGTCCGAATTAAAGGACCAAACAAACTCAAAATTAATTGAGGTTATGGATAAGCTAACTACAGAGTTTGACTTAACTAAAGATACTATAATAAAATCAACATTATATTTGGACAAAGTTGAGGAATTATATAATAACATGCTTAAAGAATATCAATCAAGAAAATGATGCAAGATAATACAATATTTTTTCAGGTACAGGTGATGGACAATCAGGACCCGATGATGTTGGGTAGAATTCGAGCAAAGTTGCTTATTGATAATTACGATGATATTGTTAGGTCAATCACAGACCCCCCATGGAACGAACAAAAAGATGCTTGGACAACAAGAGACCCATTTGTTTTTAGTCCCCTTATGCCATATTTCATGTATCAAGTACCAAAGCCAACAGAAATGGCTCAAATACTTTATACAAACAAAGATTTTAAGTATCAAAACCAATATTACATCCAAAACACGTTCTCAAGTCCAACAACAACAGGATATGAGTTTTATCAAGGTGGTAATAAATTTACAGGAACAGGAACACAATTAAAAAACCCAAAACCTTTAAAAAACCAAGATGGGACTTACACGGACCAAGCCGTACATAAAGGAGTATTTCCTGAGCCAGGTGACAACGCATTATTAGGACGTGGAAGCGCTGACGTTGTTGTAAAACAAGATGAGGTTTTAATTAGAGCAGGTAAATTTAAAGGAACACAACTACAACCAAATATTGTACCTGTTGGAAATCAACAAAGAGGGTTTTTACAACTTTCAAGATTTAGCCAATCAAAAGTTCCATTACCAAATAAGACTATTTTAGAAACAAATGAGGTAACCGTACAAGTAAAGTACTTGATAGAATGGACAATAACCAACCCTGAAAATACTCAAGACAAATTTGCGGGTACGGTATATCTTTATCAATTAAAACCTGATTTATCAACTAATTCAAAAAATTTAACAGTAGGTACATTTGTAAATGAAAACCTTAAATCGTTGGTTGCGTCTGAGTCGTTTAATTTATTAACAAAAACTGAAACCATTAAATTTATTAATGATTTTATTAAGACTTGTAATAGTCAGACATATACTGTTTCAGGAATTCAATTGTTTACAAGTGAACAAAATAAATTCCCAATTTTTTACAGACCAAACAATTTAACATATTCTCAAATCACATCATCATCAGTGACAGGGGCAACCTCATCCGACGCTTACACAAATGTTTCAAGTATCTTTAATCAAATTAAATTAAAATCCGCACTTAAAGATGGTGGATATGGATTAATTTATGCGAAGAATAAAGTTGGAAAACCTGTAAATATTAAAACAACCGTTGTACCTCAACAAACTTATTTAAATACTCAAACAACTTACGGGGCATTAGCAAGTGATACCCTTTATTTGTTATCACAATTATCGTCAATTCCTGGTAAGGGTAAAATAAACTTTGATGACACATTATATGGTATTTCATTAGATAATTTTGTTGATGAACTATTACCAAAAACATCAAGTTTAGTTAGGGGTGAAGAACTTTTAGAACTACTTAATTTGATTGTTAGATTCTTAACAACCCATACTCACGCATATCCAGGTTTACCTCCTGTACCAGTTACTCAAGACGGTTCAAGTGTTGCAAACATGTTAACGGAGATGCAAAATGCCTATACCAAAATTCTTAATGGAAATATTCGACTTAATTGATATTTATATTAAAACGATTAATGTCAATTTTAAGGTCCTACATAGATAAGAATAATACTATCATCTCAAATTCATATGTTAATACGGGTAGAAACCCTATTGTCGAGTTGAATTTTGGTGCGTCCGATTACGTAATTCCAAATTTTGGTTACACCCGTTTCTTATTTGATTTAGATTTAGACTTGTTGAGGGAAAACATTGCAACAGGTGTTGTTTCCACAGGATGTACAACAGGTATGACTCACGTTTTACAAATGACAAATACCTCATCATTTGATAATGAATTATTAAATACGTTCATGTCAAACGAAAGAAGGAGAGCAACTTCATTTGATTTAATCTTATTTAGAATCCCAAAAACATCAGGTTCAACAGGAAACCCACAAACTTGGGATGAAGGTGTTGGTTATGATTATAATGATTTTAACCTAACAAAGAATAGTGCCAACGGTGGTTCAACACCACTTACATACGTAGATAGTCGTGCGTACTCGACTCGACCATCAAATTGGTATCAAACTACCACTATTAGTAATTGGTCTCAACCAGGGGTCTATAATAATAAGAATGAAGGTACCGTAAATTTCTCAGGTTTAACAATTGTTGCAAGACAACATTTTGAACTTGGTAATGAAGACCTTATCATGGATATGTCCAATGAAATTAATGGTTTATTAAATGGTTCAATAACTGGTGTTACTGGTTGGGGAATTGCGTATCTACCACAAATTGAAAACATAACAGGTTTAACCGACAGTTATAGTGTGGCATTCTTTTCGAGACATACACAAACTTTCTATCAACCATTCCTTCAAACAACATACGACGACTTAATCAAAGACGACCGTAACATATTCTTGAAAAACCAAACAAATAAATTGTATTTATACATTTATCAAAATGGTGATTTCGCCAATTTAGATTCTGACCCTGTCGTTAGAATTGAAGACCGAAATGGTGATGCCGTACCAGGTATGGCAACATTATCAACTTGTTTACGAACAAGAGGTGTATATGAAGTAATAGTACCAAATGGATTCACAGGTGCAACCCCATGTCAATACTACGATGTTTGGTCAGGTTTAACAATAAACGGACAAGCATTACCTAATGTCACTAATCAATTTGTATTACAACAAGTTACCGCAGGAATTCAAATTGGTTCAACATCTAAAGAACCAAGTAAATATGGATTTGAGTTTTACGGTATATTACAAAACGAACAAATCCTTAATACCGACATTAGAAAGGTTGGGGTTACAATTAAAAAGGCGTATACAGGTCAAGCTCCGTTACAAGATGTATCAGCATTCTACAGAGTTTATGTTAGAGAAGGAACAACTGAAGTATTAGTTCAAGATTGGACACCTGTAAACAGAACACCAAATGAGTATTATTTCATTTTTGATACAAGAGATAAAATACCTAATGACTATTATGTAGATATCCAAGTGAACACTTCAGGTGAGAAAGATACTTATAAGAAACAGTTGGCATTTAGTATTGTTAACTATAAAACAAACAACACATCATTTAGACAATAATATGAAACCAGTAAAATTAACCGAATCAGATTTAAACCGAATAGTTAAAAAAGTTCTTTCAGAACAAGAAGATGCAAACTATATGTTCTTTTCAAATTTAAAACAAATGAAAAGACAATTAGAGATGATTATGGAAATGGACCCTGCAGAAGTAGACCATATTATTCAAAATGGACATGATTGGGCTGACGACCACATTTCTGAGGCTAAAACAAATATTGACCAAGTTTTTGATTTTTTAAAAAACGAATTTGACAAAGAATCTCAGTATGTAGATTTTGAAGAAATGAATGAGGGAAGGAAAAAGACAGGTACTCCACTTTGTGCTAGAGGTAAATCTGCTGCCAAGTCAAAATTCAAAGTTTATCCTTCAGCATATGCTAACGGTTATGCGGTACAAGTATGTAAAGGTAAAATCAAAGGGTTAGACGGTAAGAAACGTTGTTCAGGTACTTATTGTTAATTTTCCTCAAATTATTTTTTTATTTAAAAAATTCATGTATCTTTGTCAGTAAATACTGATATAAGACTATGAAACACATTACCCACAAGTTAAGAAGACTAATCCAACAAAAATATATTAAGTTGGCTCGACTTTCAAATCCCCAACTTAAAAAGTCCGCATACGAAAGAGATTGTATTGCAATTTGTAAAAAATTGATTGACAAAGATGAAACAATCTTATTGTTAACTCCAATCTCAAACAAACGATACATCAGAAACGAAGAACAACAAATTTTCGTAATTTTAGAAAATTACAGTGTTAAAGTAATCAACCATGTGTATTCATATACAGTATTCTTAGAAGATAAATCATGGCATTCGATTGTTAATTTATTCGATAATGAAGTTGAGTCAAGACGTATGGAGTTTGAAAAAGAAATTACTTCAAATATTAAGCATTCTCTTCAAAATATTTTACACAAGATATGATGAAAACAAGTCCATTTAAAAAAACATTTTATTTTGGTTTAAGTATATTTTTAACACCAATTTTTATTGCAATTACAATAACTTTACTTACTTTTGTAAGTAGAAGTCCTAAAACAAAAAAAGTTGAGGTGAAAAAAGAAATTGTTTTTCCTCCTGATAATGTGATAGAACATGATACGGTTTACATTGAAAGACCAAAACCAAAATTGACACCTAAAATTGTCATAGAACCAAAAAAAATAGATACGGTAAAAGTTACTGATACATCTAACCAAATAAATTAATTAATTTAAACAACTACCTTTACCTATGAAAACAATCATCCTAACAATCGTACTTTTAATTTCAAATATTTTAATTGGTCAACACATCCCAAACATGGATACCACTAAAAGTATTCTTTTGGTTTCACATTACCACTCAACTGACAAACCTATCTTATCGTTGTTAAAACGAAATCAAGACATTATTTTTTTCATTAATCTTGACGATAAAGATATTTTTACGTTTTGTGACGCGGAATATTACTTTCACGCAAAAATTAAAGAATTAAATTTAGACTCTACAGGTCATATTCACATTTATTTCACTATTACCCATAAAAGAAGATTAGGTACGACTAATATTGACGGTAAAATCTGTCATACAGTAGGGGATGAATTTTTTACAATGGTTATTGATAATAAAATGACCAAGCACACATCTATTAAATGTGAATTTCACAAAGAAAAATTAATGAATGTTGATTATTAGGATACTTTTGATGAACAAGATTTGAACCTTTTTGGAGAGTTTTTAATTAATTGACAAAATTGTGATAACCATTTTTTATCTAATTCTCCTTGTTTCATTTTATCTTCATCACTTAAATTGTAATCAATAGATTCTAAACCATGGTCAATTTTTTTGTCTTGACAATTATAACTAATAGTTCGTGGACCTTCTTTCACACCATTTGCAATTATTGTTGGATATCCAAGGGTATCACATAACAATCTAACTTCAGTTACATTTGGACTACTACCATCAATTTTTTTTCTATGACACATTTTGTTATATAAAATTGGGTCTAAATTTGATTCATTTTTACCGTCACATATAATAACCATAGATTCAGGTTTTTTCTTTAATAGACCAATTCTATTATTTTCTTGTTCTGACTCTTCTGTTAATACTTTTCTAACAAGATTGATTAATTCACTTTCAGTTAACTTTATTGTCTTTTTCATTGATTCATTTTTTGGTTTGTACGACACCATTTTTGGTGAATTTCCCGTACCCGATTTATTATGACTTTTTTCGGCTTTTCTTTTTTGTTGACAAGCACTTCTTTTTTCAGAATCTGTCATTTTTGATGCAACACCAGCGGCTCTACATTTTGGATATCCTTTGTCAGACGCTTCAGGTCTACCACATGGTGGATGTCCTCCACCTTCTTTTTTTCTACAGATATTAACCCAAGGACCTTTTGGTTGACTACTTCCTTTTGGTTTTTTCTTTGTTCCAAACCACACCGCCAAATCCTCCTTTAATGGTCCAACTGCTTGATGTATAATTTTTTCAGGGTTTTCAACATCACCTAAGTTACTTCCATCTTCATCATTTTGTCCTGTGTAGAAACTTTTTAGATATGCGTCAACTTGTGATATTTTATCCGTTCTTTTTTCAATTCTTGCTCTTTCTTCAGGAGTTTCTTTAAAATCCCCGTCAGCCTCTTCATACGCCAACTCAGCATTATCGTAACTATAAACAGAATCTGTAAATGGAGCAATTTGGTTTTCTTTCCATGGTTGTGGAGATAATACAATAGGTACTTTGAAATGACCAGCATTTCCTGAACCCGTTGCTTCACTAATTCTATTTCTTTTCATATACTTACTATAAATATATCGTTAATACATTATGGAACAAGAAAAACAACCCATCGCATTTCTTTTTGAGGAAGTGGCAATATACAAACCTGAGGATGTCGATAACCTTATAGACGGATTAACTGAAGAACAAGCAAAGTTCATGTTAACACGGGCGGTTCAAATGGCACATAAACATGGTTTATATTCTCTTTCAGAGTCAGAATTAATATCCAAATCACTCAGAGTGTTAAAATAAAAAAGGGGTCTCACGGGACCCCTTTTTTTATATCTTACAATTTGTTACCACAAGATGGACAAAACTTATATTTTGATTTTGTCTTGGTACCACATTCGGTACAATAATGTTTAATATCTTCAGTGGTATTATTTTTATTACTTAATGGTAATATTTTTAAACTTATTTGATGTGATGCGAAATAGTTAAATTCTCCGTATGAATTAGTAAATTTTTGATTGGATTTTTCACCTTTTTCAACTCTACCCGTTTCAATAGATTTTTTAGATTTAACACTTCTAATATTTGGACCTTCAAATGTGTTAGTTACACCATTTGAATTTGTTAGGTGTGGTCCTGATAAAGATGTCACACTATATGTATTTGATGAGTTATTGGTAAAAGTCATATTACCATAATATGGAGAACCTGTGTTAATAACTTGTGACCAACCAGTATTCCAATTGCCACCTGAAAGATGAGGATAATTAACTATTTGAGATTCATCATAAAACTCAACACTAACATCCCCATTTAAGTCAATTGCGTCACGATTCTCGGACGTATCTTTAACTTCATAGGTACTGAACTCAAACTTGTTATTTGAGTCAAGGAAACGTTCTAAAAACACCCTTTGACCTGGTCGAATAACAATCCCACTTGTCGAGATGTATTTACCATTAAGTTTGATTTTACAAAGTACTGATTTTTGTGTTGGATTATGAATTTCGAATTCGAAATTATCTTTGTCGTTAAGGAATACGACATTACCATTGTAGATTTTTAAACGCGACTTTTTCTTTGTGATGTGAGCTGTCGGCTTGCTCACGCTAGTTGTTGTGTAATACATTTTTTTTTAATTTTAAAATAGTTAATGACTATGTTACCAATACCTTTGTGTCCGTGAATACTCTACAGCTTTTAAGGGCTGGGGACTGATAAACTAAAATCTAACAATAAATATACTCCAACTTAAAATTGTGTAAACAAAAAAAGGAGACAATTTCTTGTCTCCTTTCTTATAGGGTAAGATATTGATTATCTCAATTCTCTTAAGTCGAATGTTCTTACTCCATCAACTGTGATACGTCCGTAGAAACGGTTGTTAACCATTTTCTTAGCGTAACGTGTCATAATACCTTTGATAGGTGTGAAGTTGAATGGATTGTACATTGTAGGTGTTAATTGTAGAGGTACATACGGTGCGTAGATGTAACCTGTGTCAAGTAAAGATGTACCTTTGTGACCCAACAACACTTGGTTTGGTGGGAAGTAAGGGTCTCTATACACTTGGTAACGACCTGCCAATGTACCAACTCTTTCAATACCCATGTTGTATTGGTCTTGCTCAGGAGCCGCGTTTGATACGTGGAAGTATTCCAAGTCATCAAAGATAGCACTGATTTCAGAAGAAACAACAATCCAGTTAGCTCCACCTCTTAAGGTAGATTTGTGGATTTGAGCCGAAATTTGGTTGATAGCTGTAATCAATGTTTGATTCCAGTCTTTTTGAGTGTAAGGAACTGCACTTGAACCAAGACGCTTCCATCCGTTGTAATCCCAACGTAAGTTCCAAGCCGCACCTTTACGTAAATCTCTTAAGATTTCACGGTCGATTTCAGCCGCAACTTGCTCAGACAATAAAGCTGTTAATTCAGCTTCAGCGTCGATGTTGTGGAATGCTGCAACGTCTTGAGCCATTTCTGGTGACCATTGAGCTCTTAATTTTCTTTCTGTTACAGAAACTGTAACTGACATAAGGTCGAAAGATACCTCACCGATTCTATCTTCAAACTCTAAGTTTTTGTAGATTCTGTATTTAGCAGTAAATGCGTCGTTAACTGTTGTATCAGATGCAAATGTTGAACCTGTATAACCGTCCATAGAACCACCACAAGTGATACAAACTGGTACTTGTAAATCAACTTCTAAGTAAATTTTACCTTCAGTATCACATAAGTTGTCATATTGACCACCATCAGTTTTACTGTTAGGGAATACTAACGTTTCGTTGTTATTACCATATTGTACGATACCTTTACCATATCTTTGAGTTACAACTCTAAATAAGTAAGGGTTAGTTGTGTTACCTGATGTGAAAGCGTTACCAGTAGCACCATAAATAGTTAAATCAGATAAGAACGCTTCGTTGTCCATTGGTTGACCATCAGGACCGATTAATTTACCTGCTCCATCAGATGCAAAACCTGACATAACGATTAACACTTTTCTGTAATTATCCTCAGTATAAGCTGAAGGAACTAATTGGTCAGCTAACCATGAAACTGTTGTTACGTTTGCAGTTATTGCAGAAAATTGTCCTTTAGAATAGTCGAACAATCCTGGAGGGTCCAAAGCTGGTTCGTTACCTTCGTAGAATCTATCGTAAAGGTCTTTAGTGTTATTGTAGTCATAACCACTGTTTGGTGTTTGTCCTGCCGCAGCGTTTGGTGAACCATAAGGTGCGTAGTGAATACCAGTATTCGCATTTGATTCATCAGTGTAAGCCTGAATGTTAGGTACGAAGTAGAATAATTTACCGATAGGTAAGTTCATAGCTTGTACAGAAACGATGTCGTTCGCTAATAATTTAGAGAATACACGTCTTACAATTGGGAAAACAACTGTTTCAAATGCACCTGTATCAGATGTAGATGATGCTTCGTTAATCAAGTACGATGCTTGGTTTTCGTATAATTGTGCTACGTTTTCTCTCATGTGACCTTTAAGACCCTCTAAGAATCCTAATTTGTCCCATTTGTTGATTGTGTCTTCTTTGATAACTTTAAGGTGTTTTAAACCGATGTTACCTACAAGACCTGATTCTAATAATGCTCCCATTTTAGTATTTGTTTTGTTTTTAGTTTATTTTTATTTATTTTTTTAACCAATTTTACCCATTAAATCCTTCATTCTTAAGAATTGTGGATTTTCATAAGTTTTTGATTCAATCAATGTTGTTGATGAACCTGTAGTAACAGTTTTGTTTAATTTTTGACCTACTGATTCATTAATTGATTTTGTATCTACCTGAGATAATTCGTCTTTGATTGACTTATAAAGATTTTTAGATTCTTTTAAAGTTTCAACATCATCAAATCTTCTTAGGATATTTAATTTTTCTTTTTTAGTAGTTGAGTGTTCTGTGAACAATCTTGTAGCGTAAGCCAAGTTTGAATTAAAGATTGCAACTTCGTTAAGTTTTTCTCTAAATACATTCAATGCTTTTCTGTACTCTTCATTTTTTTCTCTCAACATTCTAACTTCTTCTTGGGTAGATTCAACTTTAACACCACTATTACTATAGTTATAGTTTCTGTTATTTGTGATGCCCTTTCTTAATCCTCTACCTTCTTTGGAACCCATTCCGTATGTTCTAGCAGCTTCTTTAGTTTCTACTTTTTCAAAAGCTTTTTCTCCTTTAGAATTTGTCATACCTTTTTTAGTGGTGAAATCTTCTTTACCTTTCATAGTTTTAGATTTGTCACCCTTATTCATTCCGTAATCACCTTCTTTAGTTTCTGCTTTAACAACTTTAGATTTTCCTTCCATATTTGCACCTTTCTTGTATTCGAATTTTGCTTTACCAGTACCTACTGATTTAGGACCTTGTTTTTTCTTTTCATCGAATCCGCCTTTAGCTTTATCTTTGTAAGAAAATTTAGGACCTGAGCCAATTCCAACACCCTTAGGTTTGTAAGTTTCATTTGTTAAATCGTCCATGTCGTCTTCTTCCATCATTTCGTCAGATTCTTCTTCCATCATGTCGTCTTCTTCCATCATGTCGTCAGATTCTTCTTCCATCATGTCGTCTTCATCATCTAATGTGATTTCATAAACAACTTCTTCATCATCGAAATCTTCCATATCTGATGAATCAACATCTGATACGTCACCACTATCAGAGAAAATAGCGTTAATAACGTCATCAACTGATTCGTCTTGTTCGTCGTAATTCATATCATCTTCTTGCATTAATTCGTCTTCTTCAGACTCACCAAGCTTAACAAGATATTCTACGTCAGCATCATCATCGGATAAATGAACGTTTTCACCATCTTTTTTAACAATGATACCGTCATCTTCACCCATAGCTTTGAATACTTTCAAGATTTCCTCGTCAGAAGCGTCAGTTAAATCTATTGGACTTTCTTCTGAATCCATGTCCATATCCATGTCCATATCCATGTCTTCTTCATCAGAACCCATTTCCATATCAACGTCCATTTCCATTTCATCGTTATCAGCATCCGTATCAACGTCTGCATCTACATCAATCTCCTCATCATCCTGTTCGGAAAGAGATTCTTTTACTAATTGGTTGATTTCCTCCTTCATTGTAGAAGCAAGTATTCCTTTTGCATTTTCGGCTATGACATCTTCAACTTGTTTCATTTGAATAAGAGCCTCTTGAACTAATTTGTTTTCTTTCATGAAAATCTATTATTTTTACAATATAAATAGTGTCAAATAATAAAAAATTCACTTTTATGGTTATGTAATCTTATTTTTATTTTTACAAAAAGTTTAGAGCATAAAAAAAGTGGTTGTTAAACCACTTTATTTTTTATTCAATTACTTCATCAATTTTACTTTCTGATACTGAAGTTATCCTCCAATCATTTGTAAATCCTTGATACTTTTCCGTAACCTTAGCTTCAACATCGGTTACTGAGAATCCTTTAACAAGTTTCTCTTCTCTAATTTTTTTAATTTTACCAGTATTCTCGTCAGGTAAATCGTACTGAATTTTTGCTACAAAATATTTTTCGTCCATAATTTATTATTTTCCCAAATAATCGGTTAATTTTCTCATTAAGTCAACTCCTTTAGATTGAAATTCCGAATTTTCAGGTGATTTGTATTTTTTTTCTTCTTCCAAGTTTTCTTCATACTTGTCTCTATCATTAGGATTACCAAATAAGTAAGCTCCTGGTGTAGATGGAGATGATACCAAGTCAAAACAGATTAATTCGAAATCATCCTGTACTTCATTTCTTTCACCAACTTTTTTCAAAGAACCTACCCCTCTTGAAGAAACTCCCATAGTAACACCTTGTCTCATTAAGTTAGCCGCTTGGTCTCCTTTAGTAGAAACAATACCTCTTTCATGAAATCCTGGTGATGTTAACAATTTAAGTTTACCCATCAAGATATTTTTATCCCACCATATGTCTGTGATAATATGGGATACTCTATCCAAGTCAATTAAAGATGATTCAGGGTGATTAAGTTCTGAAGTAGACAAACCTTTAGCAATTGCCTTTTTATAGTTCTCAGCTTCTCTCTTTAATATTCTCTCAGGATAAAATCTTCCATTTCTATTTGGTGTATCGTATTTCTGTAATACCGCATAAAATTCAAAAGGATTTCTATAATCTAATTCTTTTGCTTCTCTTAACATCTCGGCGTTACGAACATCTTTTGGTGATATCCAACCTGCATCGGTTTCAACCAATATTCCATGACCTACTTCACTTGCTTCTAAAATTCTTAATTGTTTCATGAATTCGTTTTAAGATAAATATACGATATAAGTATCTTTTTAAGGTTAATCGTTTTTTGATGGTGAAAAATCGAAGTATTTGTTTTGGATTACATTCTCTTTTACTATACTTTTGATAATTGTTTTAACTGAATTTTTAATTTCTTGAGATTTAAAATCCATTTCATTGTTGGTATATAAATTAACCTCTAAATTTAAAAAGGATTTTTTTCCGTGTGAAATTCCACTTGTTCTTAGGTCTAAATCAACTATACTCTGTTCTTTGAATAATTCGTGGTTTATGGAGTTATAGACTGAATGTTTGATATCTCTACTTAAATTACAGACAATTCGATTCCAATTGTCGTGTTCAAATTTTGGGGTTACCCATGATTGTATGTTTATGTATAACGATTTCAAATTTTTTGAATCTACCGTTCCGTATACAGATTTAATTGGGTTGTAGAGATTTAACTTTACACTTTTTCCTTTTTTCATTAAGTTTCATGTTGTCAATGTTTATTTGTTTGTTAAAAAATAACAAATTTTATAGGGATTGTCAAAAACTTTCAGAAAAATTAAGATATTTGTATTATATGTTAAAAGTAGATGTAAAAAAAGATGGGATAGAAAAAGCCCTAAAGACATTAAAGTCAAAAGTAATTAAAACTAAACAAAATCAGATGTTGTTTGGTAAGAAAGAATTTGTTAAAAAATCGGTGGAAAGAAGACAACAAAAGTTGAAAGCGTCTTACGTTCAAAAGATGAAATCTAAATTAGATTGATTCTTCTAAGCCTTTTAACTTAAGGAAATTAAGCTGGTCAAATTTTTCGACTTTCAATCTATCGATTGTTTCTGACAATTTTGTCTTAATTTCAAACTCGTTTTCGTTTTCTAAAAGAGTGTTCAATTTAGTTATTGTACTCTCTCTTAAAGTTTCAAATTTTTCTTTAAGTAATGAAGTATCTTCAGACATTAATTGAATGAATTCTTTTTTTGCGGTTTCGTCAAGATTATCAATATAGTTATTCAAAGTGTGATTAGCAATAGAAATCATAGATTTTAAAGGAATGTTGATTGTTTCCTTTATGGTTGATTTTTTGTCTAACGTTAATGTTTGAATTAAATTTTTCTTAGATTTTAATCTCTCCATTAAATCTAACTTGTTTGTGTATACAAGAACATCAACGTCAGAATATTTGTTCTCAACGTTTTCAGTTACAGTTTTTGGAGTTTTAATTGACGGTAATAGTTTTTGAATTAAACTAACACCTTCATCAAGAAAGTCTTTGGCGTCATTTTCAGTTAATCCTTGAGGTGTTGTTAATTGGTCGTATAAAGAATATAATTTTGACATATTCTTATTGCTCAAAACATTGTGTTTGAACTCTTTTAACGATTTTTTAAACTCCTGCTCATTTTTGTAGGATTCTAATAAATTGTTTTCAATTATGGATTTAATTTGTCCGAAAGTCATTTTGTCTGTTTTCAATATAAATATTACGAGTTTAACAACTTATCTAATTCTTTTGAAATTTCTCCTAAAGAATCTTGACCTTGGTCTAAATTAAAAAATCTGTTTTGTTTTGCAAATCCACTTTCTAAAAGAATATTCATTCTTTCTTTTTTGGATTCAGGTGTAACCTCACCTCCTGCTGGTGGAGTTTCTTCCGCCGCTGGTGGAGCTTCTTCACCCCCTGCAGGTGCGGTTTCAAATCCTCCGCCACCAAATGAAGGAACTGCCCCCATATCTTCATCTCCTGTGGTTGCCGCTGCAGTTGCAGTACCACCTGTAGTACTTCCGTATAACTTGTCAATATTATCAAATAAACCTGTTTTGGTAATAACTGTAGGAGTTGCTTTAAGTTCTTCACCAACCGCTCTTTCAATTCTTTGTTGTTGTAAATCCAATCTGATTTCTTCATCAGACCAACCAAAGATGTGTTTCTTAGCCCATGTAGATGATGTAGGTTGAATACCGTTTCCAGGGTCAGCAACCAAATCTTTATACAATAATACTTTTTCTTTCCATACGTCGATTTTTAATAAATCTGCTTGGGTAGAAGGGTTAGTAAGACCTAACGTAAAGTTTTGTAATTCGTCTTCAAATCCTAATAAGAATAAGTGAACGATTGCAATTTTGTTTAACTCGGCAATCATGCTTTTTTGAATTCTGTTGATTGTACGAGCAAAACGAATATCTTGTAATGATAAGTTTTTACCATCACCAACAACTTCTTCAAATCCTAAAAACGCTTTAGGAACACGAAGTGCGGTTAATAATTTCTTTTGAATATATTCAATATCGGCAATCTCTGATAAGTTTGTTGCTCCAGGTAATGTTGTTATTGGGTCTGGTGCCGCAGGGTCACGAACAGGGATAAAATAATCTTGGTCAACAGCCATTTGGTTGAATCTCATATCTACGTTTCCTGTTTTTGAATCCACAACTTGTTCTCTTTTGAACTTGTTGGCAACACGGTTTACGTATGCTTCAACGTCATCGTCATTCATGTTACCCACGAATACTTTAAACATTCTTCTTTCAGGTGCTCTTGATGTACGATAAATTAACATTGCATCTTCTGATAACAATAACTGTTTCCAAATACGTCTCGCCTTTTCCAACATAGATGTACCATAAGGAAGTTTTCTGTCATCACCTAATAATCTGAAGTGAGCAATCTCCCATGATTGGAATTCCATGTTTCTATTTTTCCAAGTAAAGTGAAGAGCCTTTTTGTTCTCATCTTTTTCTTGTGTAATATCAATAGTGATTTTGGCAGTTACACCAACCTCATGACGTTCAATTTCAATTGTTGGTAATTGTTGACAACCGACAATCCCTTTTTCAGGGTCTAATTTAAGGTAAACAAAGTTATCACCATACTTACAAGTGTTTCTTGTCCACATCGGTAAGTTAGTGTTAATATCAAGGGCATTGTTAAATAAATCTGCCAATACAGATTTAATTCTTTTTGATTCAGAATAGATTTGTAAAATAAAACCATCTTCATTTGTTGTTGTAGATTCTTCAGAATAGATATCTAATGCCGCAGAAATCTCAGGTGTATACTCCATTGACTCGTAGTCATATTGGGCAGACAATCTTGATGGTTCATAATAAATTGCTTGGGAATATAAGTTGTTTTCAACTTTAGCCCATTGATTTGTTAAATAAAATGTTTGTTGAGCTTGGAGTTTCTCCCTTTCATAATCATCACGGTTTGTGGTACGTAGGAGTTCCTTTTTATCGAACTTAAACGTCGGATAATCTTGTTTCAATAATGAATTTGGCCCGAATGTTTGGGATAACCTCTGCCATACCGTTAGATTTTGTTCGCTCATATTACAATCTTACTAATTACTTTGATAATATAAATACTTATCAGCCACCAAATAGCCATCCGTATTTTTGGTAATCAGCTTTAGTTGCTTCACCATGATTACCCATACCATTACCTCTACCCATCTGTGGAACCATTGGATTAAAGAATTCGGAAGAGTTTTTGTTCTCATTAACATTGGTTGCCCATGAGTTAATCATTGCTTTAGTGTGGTTAGTAACCTTTTCTAAAGATTGGAATGATTTTTCAGCGACATATAATGCCATAGAAACTCCCATGATACAGTCATCATGGTGTCCTTTTTGGTGGTCTGGTCTTCCATTAATGTAAATGAAGGTATTCATCTCATTATATAATCTGCTCGAATATACTTTAAATCCGTGTCTAACATTTTCTTCAAATGCAGCAATAATCTGAACCCTTTTTGAGTTAAAGTTAATACCTGGTATCTTATCGTTAATTTTTGGGTCCCATTTCCACTTATTACTTGTATCAACATTATCAACGTATAATCCACCTTGATAACTTAATTCTTGTAATTTTCTTGCGGTAGAAATGCCCATACCTCCCGTGATATCAATTACACAGTAAGCATTATACATTGTCCCCCATTTATAAGCAATTTCTGCTAATACATCTGGTGGAACCTTGGCAACATATTCCAATACTTGTTCTCTTGTGTCAAAATCAATAATTTCAATACTTGAGAAGTCTTCGGAGTCACCTCTTGATACATCGACACCCATTACGTACTTATGTCCGTTTACAGGCTCTTTAAATATCCATAGTGAACCTCCCATTAACTTGGCTTGTGGGTCACGTAAACTATTTTTAGAGATTTCTTGCATCAATTCAGATTCGAATACATTATCACCCGAACCTAAAAAGTCACATTCTAACTCTTGAGCAACTTTACGTCTATCAAACTTTAATTTCTTAACCATACTTTCAAACCAAGCGGAACATGGTTTGTATCCTTGTTCAATATAGTCAGTTACAATGGTATGGTCTCTTTCGTATGGATTTTCCATAGATAAGTCAATAACATCTTTGTCAGAATATTCTTCTCGGTTTAATAAGAAATGGACCAAGTCAGGAGTTTTAACCATATACAAATCTTTTGTATATCTTGGGTCACGATACCAAAACATCTCAGATATTTTGAAATCGTTCATGTTCCTTAATGACTGGTCGTAGATTTCATAATAGATGGGGTCATATCCGTTTGGTGTGGATACAACAATTACCTTACCACCCGTAGATAGTGAAGCCATACAGGCTGACCAGAAGTCTGAGTCTGCCTCGATAAACGCCGCCTCGTCAAATACAAGGATGGTGGGAGTATAACCCCTCAAGGCATCTCGTGAGGTAGCCACGGCTTTAACTTCACAGTTGTTGGTTAATTTAAAATGTCGTTGTGAATTTTTTTCTTTTGAGAATCCAACACCAACCCATTCAGGCCATTGTTCTGTGAACCCCCTAACCTTATTTGCCATCTCCATAGATGTATCCAATTTGTTGGCAATAATAAGAATTTTTTCTGGTTTGTTTTTCTTGGCAAAAACCAATCTTTTTGATATCCAAGCTGCAGTTACTGTGGATACACCCGCCTGACGATACTTTAACGCAATGTTTTCGTTGTATGTGTCATAGTCTTCTATAAGACTAACTTGGTCGGGGAATAAATCTAATGGGACGTATTTTGATACGGTATTATCGTATGTCTGTAAATAAGTACGAAGTGCATAAGGTGTGTTCCTCATACACTTCGTTACCTCTATAATCAGTTGTTCTTTATTCACACATGTTAGTTAGGTCTTGTTATGCCTAAACCACTTAAGAAATCATCTAATCCATCATCATCATCAGGGTCGATATTCTCTTCCTCTTTGTAATTGTCATACTCATCTTTCATTTGCTTAGCTTCTCTAACAATTTCTTCAAATCGTTTTTTAGCTCTTGACAATTTAGTTGAGTCTTCTGATATAGCATTTCCGATAATTTCCAAGAATTCTTTGGCCTCAATTTGATATAATAAGATATGGAACCAATTAATCAATCCTTTATATTCAGGGTCAAAAATATCATCAGGTAATGCGAAACGTATTTTTTCAACAATTTCAGGACCAATACGTAATTGCATTGGTTCATTTGCTAATGTGTCTACTTGACCCATAACTTTTTCTCTCATGCCAGGGTCCGATGGTAAACCATGTCTACCTTTAGCTTCTTCCAAACCTTTAATAATTTCATGACAAAGGATTGGGAAAATTAAACCTGTTGCAACAATTCTAGTATCAGGTCTTTCTTCACCTTCTTCTCCTTCACCACCACCGTCTTCATCGTCAGTATCTTCTAATTCAACTTTACCTGCAACTCCTTGACCTGTTTGACTCATCATTTCAATCATCTGTTCCATACTAAAGTATAAGAAATCGTTGATTGCCATAATACCCAAATAATCACCATAAAGTGAAGGGTCAATTGCATCTAATCTTGATTTTACATCAGGTTTTTGGAAAAGGTAATGACCTTTTTTTGCAGCTCCCTGAATAAGAGCATTAATAATATTTCTTTTGTGTTTCTCTAACTCAAGTATTTCTTCATCAGTTAAATCGTCAATGTCAAAAGAAGGGAATTGTAATTTTTCTTTTTTATCTTCGTCTTCATCTTCTTCGTCATCATCTTCAGGTTCAGGTTGCATTCTGAAATTGTCTGTAGATGGCATCCCTAAAGACGCTTCAATTTCATACCAATCCGCAGGAACCTCAGCGTCTTCCAATGATGCTTCTTTCGCTAACTCAATTAGTTCATCTCTGTGAGCGGCTTCGATTCTCATAATGTTAGGTAGTTTTCTCATCATCTCTTGATAAATCATACCTTGTACTTGTTGAGAACTTAAGTCTTCAATACCTGTAACTTGGCTTAATTTATCAGCGACTTTTTGAAATCTTTTACTAACCAATCTTTGTACGTCTTCAGCACCTTTTTTCATTGCAGGATTCGTAGCATATAATCCTTCAGGACTAGCCAACTTTCTTTCAAGGTTGGGGTCCATTCTTTCGGGTCTGTTCCCGTAATCGATTTGTTCTTTAATTTTTCTTGCCATGATTATTTTTGTAGTATTTGCATTATAACGTCAATCACTTTTTCTTTCGCATCTTCAGGGGAAACTTTTTTCGCCTTTGGTGCGGGATTTTCACCTGGATTTGGATTCTTACCTGGATGTGCAGGTCTTGGTTTTTTACCAGGAGATACACCAGGTTTTGTTGGTGCTGGTTTTGTTGTTGGTGACGGAGCAGTACCTTGTTCTGAAATGTATCTAACTAAGTCACCTTTTGTAATTTTTGGAGGCATGTTTCTTTCCACGATTTTTTCTATTTGAGTTTCTAAAAACAAAGATACGGGATTTTTTCCTTCTTTAAGCTGTTTTTTTACAGACATTACACATCTTTCAAATTTTCTTGATTTTTTAGGTCCAACTTGTGCGTGACAAATAGAATATGGATTTGGTTCTCCGTCTTTTTCTTCAGACATACCAATCATTTTACTATCATGGTTTTCTGGCGATGTATCATCATCCATACCATCATCAGATGCCTGATATTCATCATGAGAACCTTGTTGTCCTGTATAGGCTTGGTCAGCATCCAAATCAAAATCATCATCTTCCTCCAAACCAAGGTTTTTCATTTTAAGTTCAACCGAAGTAAGTTGTTGATTTAATGCTCCAATGTCTTTCATTTTCTGAGCAACTTTTGGATTTGTCGCTTGTTCAGTAAACATTTTTGTGTGTAATACATTAATTTGAGATTCGTTTAACTTACTAACAGTGTTAGAAGATAAACCTTTTTCAATTAGTTGAAGTGCTTTTATATTAGTTTTCATAGACTACTTTTTGTTCAAATTCCAAAATTAAATCTCTTTCATAGAGTTTATCTTTTATTTCTTTTTCGGTACATCCAAATCTAAAGACCAATCTTTTTTGTCCTTCCAATTCTTCTGTTTCCCAGGCTAATGCAACAACATCGTCCATCGCATCTATCATACAAAAAAAATCGGAGTTCTGAATCAATTCCAATTTTAAATCAGTATTTCTCAGAACTCCTACTTTCTTAATATATTTTAATTCAGGTGGTGTTGGATAACCGTTTGAAGGTCTACTCTCCCATGAGTCACCCCAAACATCCAAACTATCCGAAAAAATAAACTCATATAAATTATCTCCCTTATAGTTAGGACCAAGTCCATTAACATAAGTTAAATAACTCATAGAATTTCTCCGTTTGGTGTTATTTTAACTTGACCTGATTTAGTTTCAAACACTAAATTCTTTTTATTAGTAACCCCAATAAATTTAGAATTTACGTTTTCTTTTACAAATTTTTCAGCCGCCAATTCTTGTTCAATAGTTTCAGTCATTTTCGTTACTGATTCCATGATTGTTTTAACGATTGTTCTTTTTTGTAATTGTTTTTGTACTTGTTTTTCTTTGTGTTCTCTAATTTCTGATTTAGAAACTTCAAAGTATTTTGAAATAACTTTGTCAACTTTAGACTCACCAAAGATACTATCAAAGATTGCTCCGTTTCCGTACTCCTCTTCTTCCATTTCGTAACCTTCAACAGGTACGTCCATGTCAGCTTGAATATCCTCAACTTCAGTGTCATCTGTAAAGTCTTCACCATCCATATCATCTTCTTGACCAAATTCTTCAGTTTCATCTTCTTCAAATTTTGACATGATATCTTCTTTATCTTCTTCAGATAATGAAGTTAAATCAAGTGCCGATAAAATCATGTTGATAACGTACTTAACATCTTCTGATGTCATACCATCTTCGTTATCTAATGTTCTAATTTTTTGAGTTAATTTACCTGTTAATTTTTGAATCGTTTTAAATGTTATTTGGTCTTCAGGTGTTTCTCCACCTTCAGCATCAACATCTACGTCAACATCAATATCTTCACCACCCATGTCATCCATCGGCATTTCTTCACCACCCATGTCATCCATCGGCATTTCTTCACCACCCATTGGAGATGGAGGTAATTCAGGACTTGGAACCGCTGGAGGAGCCGCAGGTAATTCTGCTGGTGGTCCTGCAGGCATTTCAGGTGCCGCTGGTTTTGGAGTTTTTAATGTGAATCTTTTTTGTTCACCGTATAATGAAACACCTTCCTCATTTTCGTTAACTCTATTTAACTCACCCGCAACAAGATTTAATCTTTTTAATGCTTGAGAATACGAGGAATAGTATTTTCTATTTTTCATAGGTTCAATATAATCCGTCTCAGATTCGGAAATAGTTTTTTTAATAATATATCCTTGTCTTTCTCTAACAATTTGATAATTGTTTCCATCTGCAAGAGAAATCGAATACTCTGAAGTAGCATTTTCATTTATAGTTTTAGGAGTTGCCTCTTTAAATCTAGCAATTTCCATAATTCTATTTATCTTGTCTTGGCCTGTAAGTTTTTCACTTCCAATTGCTTTTAAGTCTGCCATATTTGTTGTTATTTATTTTTTAGTTATTTAATCCGTTAAAACCACCTAACGTGATTCCGTTTAATTGTTGTACTGGTATTCCTTCATTATCCAAGAAGACTGGGTGAGGTGCGTATGCTCCTGAGAAATCAGCACTTCCACCACTAAAGTTACCCAAGATATCTAAAGTGTATGCGTATTGTTGGTCAGCTGAAAAACCTGTAAACCAATAAGTTGGTGTTGGACTTGGAGTTACCGCTGGAGTTCCTGTTTGAGTTGGAGTTTTAGTTGGTGTAGGTGTAACCGATGCAGTTCCTGTTTGAGTTGGAGTTGAGGTCGGTGTTTTAGTTGGTGTTGGAGTAACCGCCGCAGTTCCTGTAGGAGTTCCTGTTTGAGTTGGCGTTTTAGTTGGTGTAGGAGTTGAAGTTACAGATGCAGTTCCTGTTTGGGTTTGAGTAGGTGTTTGGGTTTGAGTAGGTGTTTGGGTTGGTGTAACTGCAGCAGTTCCTGTTTGTGTTGGAGTTTTAGTTGTAGTTACTGATGGTGTTGGTGTATTACTTGATGTATTAGTTGGTGTTACTGTTGGTGTTGGTGTTGGTAATGGACAAGAACCTATTGAAACATAAGACCCGTTACCTTGAATTATAATTATTTCTGTGGCACATGTCGTAAGTGTTTGAAAAGCCTGAACTTGAACTGTAAATGTAAATCCATTACAATCTTTACCGACAAATGTTGTGTCACCCGTTCCACCATATAATTGATATGTTTTACATACACCAGGTGTATTACTTGGTGTTGGTGTATTACTTGGAGTTTGAGTTTGAGTACTAGTATTAGTTGGAGTATTTGTTTGAGTTGGAGTATTTGTTTGAGTTGGGGTGTTTGTTTGAGTTTTAGTTACTGTTGGAGTGTTTGTTGGGGTTATAGAAATAGTACCTGTTTGTGTTGGTGTTACGGTTGGAGTTGTCGTATTGGTTGGTGTTACCGACGCAGTTCCTGTTGGAGTTGGTGTCGGAGTACTAGTGGTTGTGGGTGTTGGGGTTATTAATGATGCCTCACAAGTTGGACAATCCGCAAATTGACCCCCTAACACTGTTGCTGTATATGAAACGTTTGCAAAACTGGCTCCTTGGTTTAAGAAACAACCTGTGAAAAATTGACCCCCATTATCAAATTCAACGTAATAAATTTGACCTGTAGTTAAAATATCACCACCAGGAAATTCAACTGCATTAAATTGAATATTTAAACCACAAGGAGAACCATATAAATTATATTTAGTAGCTGCCATTTAATTTTTCTTAATAAATATACGATTAATGTGAATTATTTGAATATTCTTGAATAGTTCTTTCAATGGACAGTTCTTTATCAGTTTCTTTATTTGCGGTATCGAACAATTTTTCAATATGACCCGACCTTCTTAAAAATTTAAAGACAAGATTTTCATAAGATAATTCACCATCTGATTCCAATCCTGACTTTCTATAGTCTTTTAATTTTTCTTTGATTTTTTCCAAATCTTTACCCTCATCAATTGCGGTATCAATCTTTTCCGTCCAACATTCAATCTTTTTTGTTAGGACTTCTTTATCAACATTATTTTTGAATTTTTTTGGTTCAGATATCCACTCATTATTCATAACGGAATACACTCCTGAACTATAATGAGATTCTTCAACATCTTGAGCATATAGTTCAACATCATATCCAAAGATTCGAATATCATGTTTATCGTTAAAAACTTGTTTTTTTAAATTGAATAGTTCCTTATATAGTTCTGATTGGTTTTCGTATTGTTGTAAATCAACAATTACGTGTAAATCAAAATCTGAAAACTCGGACCAATTGTAATTGGCCAATGAACCTGTTAGATGAATATCTTCAACAAAAACCTCATCACCCAAATAATCAATAAACTTTTCTGCGATGAGCATAAGAGCCTTTCTGACCTTTGGTATCATAACCGACTTGTCAGGATTTTTTGGATTTTCCCAAATTTTCGGATTTAAAGATTCTTTAACCGAAAAACTATTAAGGATTTTTTGAAAATTATTCATCCTTAATAAATAGTCCGTTAATTAAACTTTTTTATATGAATATTGTTTTGCGATGTCGGTAGTGAAAAATTTACCTTGAGATTCTGCCAATCTGAACTTTGTATATACTTGGTGAGGTACGTTATTGTACTTGTATTTTGCTCCGTTATTGAATTCTACGACCAAATCTTTTGATTCTGTGTCGTACTCTGCAGATTTAATATTTGAAGATTTAATTTCGTTTTTAATCTTCGTCCCATCGATTACTTCTTTTATTATTGCCATTTTCTTTAAGTGGTGTTAATTCGTTTATCTTGCTTAATAATGGTGTTAGATAAGCGGTTAGCTCATCAAAACTCATATCAAAACCATAAGATGTAACATCATTAAGTAAAGTGTCTCTTTGATTACCAAATTCGCGAAATAACCTCATCATGGTCGGTGTATACGTTGGCGGTTTTTCTAATTGGGGTTCGCTAAATCCCAACTCTTGAAAATGTTGTCGTAGCTCAAGATACGTCTCAAGTAGTTTTTTCAACGTAAACGACTCATTCAAATATATTTCGTATGGTTTCATGTTTATAAATATAAAACCCCCACCGTTTGGTGAGGGTTATTATGTTATGACTTCAATTTTCTTAAATGGTCTCGAATTTCAATTGATTTTTCGAAGTTCTGTTCTTCGATTGATTTTTTTAATTCCAATTCAAGTTTTTCAATTTGTTCTTGATTGGTTCCCAAGTTTTTGATTTGGTCTCTCAACTTAACGGCTTGTTCAAAATCTTCCATTTCAATTGCTCTTTCAAGTTTGATTTTAAGATATTCTTCTTTATCCATTTCTTTTGAATTATCATTATCAAAATCTGATAAATCGAATACCTTTACATAACGGGTGTATTTGTAATTCCCATCAGGAGATTCAAAAGTTTTGGTATCCCAATCTTGTTTATTGAATTCTTCCATCATTTTGTCGTAACGAGCCATTAGGTCGTCAAAGTTAAAGTTAAATCTTCTTTTGTTAAACATATTTTTTTGTTTTATTTAAATTTATTGATTATCTTTGTACTTGTCAAGTATCATACCGATGATAAATATAAGACACAATTTCAATTAATCCATGACATTATGTCAGGTTAAAAAAATTATCATGACAATTTGTCAAATTATTTGGAAGTGTATGAAATTTGACGTTAATTTGTAAAACAATTTAAAAATATGAACGACTTAATGGACGACGACGACAAAACAATGAACAAAAAATCAAAATCATCAGGAGAATCTAACACACCTGTATTGGACAACTTCAGTAGAGATTTGATTAAACTAGCAGAAGCTGGTAAACTTGACCCTGTAATTGGTCGTGACCGAGAAATCTTAAGGATTGCTCAGATTCTTTCTCGTAGAAAGAAAAACAACCCAATCATTCTTGGAGAACCTGGCTGTGGTAAAACCGCACTTGTTGAAGGTTTGGCAATTAAGATTGTAAATGGAGATTGTCCTCGTAATTTGGTGGATAAACGTATTGTCAATCTTGACCTAACTTCAGTTGTCGCTGGTACGAAGTATCGTGGACAATTTGAAGAACGTATGAAGGTGATTATCGAAGAACTTCAAGCAAACCCGAACATCATCGTATTCATCGATGAGATTCACACTTTGGTTGGTTCAGGTAATTCTTCAGGTTCAATGGACGGTTCAAACATCTTTAAACCCGCATTGGCACGTGGGGAAGTTCAATGTATCGGAGCAACTACATTAGATGAGTTCCGTAAAAACATTGAAAAAGATGGAGCGTTGGAACGTAGATTCCAAAAGGTAATCGTTGAACCATCATCAGTTGATGAGACAATCCAAATCCTTAAAAATGTTCGTGACAAATACGAAGATTTCCATAAGGTGAATTACAGCGATGAGGTGATTGAAACTTGTGTTAAGTTGGCAGACCGTTATATCACGGACCGTGAGTTCCCTGATAAAGCGTTTGACATCTTGGATGAGGTTGGGGCAAGAATGCAGACTGACTTAAAAGTTCCTGAAGCAATTGAAGAATTGAAGAAGAAAGCGGCGGACATCAAAGTCCAAAAAATGGAAGTAGTTAAAAAACAAAACTACGAACAGGCGGCTGAACTTAGAGACAAAGAGAAAAAGTTGTTGTTAAAGTTGGACCAAGAGAAAATCAAGTTTGAGGAAAAGTTATCCAAAGAAAAACAACTCATCTTATTGGAACATGTTTATGATGTTGTATCGAACATGACAAAAATCCCTGTAAGTAAAATGAGTGTGGACGACACCAAAGCTTTGGTTGACTTGGACAAAACTTTGATTGACAAAGTAATCGGTCAAAACAATGCGGTGATTAAGATTGCGAAGGCAATCAAGAGAAACCGTTTGGGTATCAAAGACCCTAATCGTCCAATAGGTTCGTTTGTGTTCTTGGGTTCAACTGGTGTTGGTAAGACCTATTTGGCAAAACAATTGGCAAAAGAAATGTTCGGTTCCGAAGATGCTCTCATTCGTGTCGACATGTCTGAATACCAAGAGAAACACACCGTATCCAAATTGGTTGGAGCCCCTCCAGGATACGTAGGTTATGAAGAAGGTGGATTGTTAACTGAAAAAGTTAAAAACAAACCTTATTCTGTAATCCTATTCGATGAGGTCGAAAAGGCTCACAAAGATGTGTTCACCATCCTACTTCAAATTTTAGATGATGGTCACGTAACCGATAGTTTGGGTCGTAAGATTAACTTCAAGAATACCTTGATTATCTTGACATCAAACTTGGGAGTTAAAAAACTACAAGACTTTGGAACAGGTATTGGTTTCTCAAGTAATTCATATAGTAATGAAGAAGCTAAGAAACAAATGTTGATGAAGGAAATGAAAAACTTCTTCTCACCTGAGTTCATCAACCGTATCGATGATACAATCGTATTCAACTCTTTGGGTCAAGAAGACATCAAGAAGATTACGGACATCGAATTGAACAAATTGATGACTCGTCTTGTAGACATGAAGTACAAAATCACATACGACGAATCTTTGGTAGAATACTTGGCAAAGATTGGGTACGATGAATTGTACGGAGCTCGTCCATTGAAACGAGCAATTCAGGACAAGGTCGAAGACCTATTATCTGAAGAAGTCCTAACGGGTAAGATGGTAGAGGGTAAGACCTACATCATCAAAGTTGTGGATGAGAATGTGGTTGTTCAAAAGAAAGGACGATAAATAAGAAAGGGGGGATTTATTCCCCCTTTTTTTATATTTATATTTGATGAGGGATTTAATCAGAAAGGTTATTATAGAAACTGTAACAAATAAAGAAATAATTTGTGACAAATGTGGATGGTCGTGGGATATTGCCGATGGAGGTGATGACTTATATATCTGTCATGAATGTGGTCATGATAACGAACCCAAATCAAAATCAAATTTGAATAAATTATTGGAAAAATTTAAAACAAAATTTCCTGAGGATTTAAAAGATAAGGTCGATGTAATTGAGAAGTTTATTGTTAATTATATTCAAGACCATAACTTTACGGTTAAATTTCTTAACTCCTGTTCTACAGGTTTTAATGGTGTGAGAACCAAAGACCAAATTATTATTTGTTCTCCAAATGCAATGACAACTCTTGGTGATTTTATTTACACCGTATTCCATGAAATAAGACATGAAGAACAAATGGATAAAACTGGAATGGGATTAGACAATCCTTTAACGGATTATGATTTAGAAGACTTTGAAAAAATTGCAAACCATTATTGGGATTTAGAATTAGATGCCGATAGATTTGGAAAAGAAATGATTGCAAAACTAATAATCAAACTTGGATTACCTATTGATGTTGCAAAACAAAATTTAGGGTTGTCATCATATATTGAAAATTACCCATTAACTTCTAAAATGGTATTATATCAATTAAAAATGATTATAGATAGTATTAAACAAATAAAAAAATCAGGTGGCGAATATAATGATATTCAAGACCACCCGATGATTAAAAGACATTTAGATAAGTTAGAAAACTTTATTTAAAAAACCCACTTGGATTTCCAACCATGTTCAACCATCTCTTTATAATGTAATTTATGACCAAGTTTATCAATCATTTTTTTACCCATGTCGATACCGTTAATTACATCCTCAACAACGACGTATTCATGGCTTGTATGATATTGGTAGTATCCAATTGAGAAGTTAATACAAGAGAAGTCAAACTTACCTCTTAGAGCATATACGTCAGTGTAGGGGTGAACCATGTATCTCATTCTATCACCCATTCCTTCAGTTAATACTTCATCACAAGCATCAAAGAATTCTGTTTCTCTATCAAACAAAACTTGACCAAAACATTTCTCTGTAATCATCCAGTTCTCAGGTGCATCAAATTGAATTCCGTATCCAACATTTTCAAAGAAAGTTGGGTCTGCCTTCATTGAACCGTGACATCCTGTTTCTTCAGATACAAAGAATGCCGCCTTAACATAAGGTAGTTCTTTTAACAATGTCAGACATGCAAAAACACCACATTTGTCATCACCACCAATACCTGTTGGGTCTCCATCGTTATCGTATGCCTTATAAGATAATTTAATTTCTTTTTGGGCGTTTGGTAACATTTCCTCACGAATATTGATATCGTTAAGTCCATGTACGGTATCCGTATGTGAAATTACACATGGAAAATAAAAATCTTCAGGAAGGTCTTGGGATTCTTGTTTGGTCGCATAGACGTTGTTATGTTGGTCTACGTAGTGTTCAATATTATTTTCAGTTAACCAATTAACCAAAAATGCGACCATTTTTTCTTCGTGATACGTTGCGGTAGGCACGCTCAAAACGGCTTTAAGTAATTCTAAATTTTGTTCCATAAAGCAAATATATAACTTTAATTAGAACTAACCAAATTAAAATAACTCTGGTTGGTGTAATAAATAATAAAAATTTTCTTCGGGATATTTTTTAGTTTCAAATCTTCCTTCAGGTGTTCTCATTTCAACTGATACTGTCATATCATCTTTATCAAACTCTTTTATTTTGAAACTTTTTTTCTTGTCTTTTGGTAATTCATACCATACATCTATTTTGTATTTAGATAATATTCTTTTTCTAAATTCCAAAAACTCCGTAACATTTACGTCATCTTCCAATTTTTCAATAATTGAATCTAATTGTCTTTCAACTTCATTATTAAATGAGTCCTTATCAAAATTATCATAATCTTGGTATTCATATTGGTCCTCAGCCCAACCTCCTATATTACCAGCATATGTTTCAATAAGTTGTTTTATTAATGACATAGCATCAATTTTATTAATACCAAGTTTTGCTGCCAACATTACAATATTTGCAGGAGTAGTATAAACCTCATCAAATTTTCTTTTAAAATAAAACCCAATATCTTCCACAACTTTTTCAAGTTCTTTATTCATACTTTCTCTTGCGGTAATTGTCATTTCCCTATTTTTTTCCACAAAATAGTCACTAAGAATATTATCGGTTTCTCTTTCAAATAAATCTAACAATACTGAAGATAACTCTTGTCTATATTCGTCGCTATTTAAATTAAATTCTTTTGATGGTAATATAACTTCCGAAATTTGTTTTAATTTTTCCTTATTTTCATCATTTAAATCACCATAAACAATATACCCTTCTTTCCAATCTTCATCAACGGTATATGAATCTATAAATTCATAATCACTGTAATGACTATTAATCACATTAAAAAACCAAATGTCATCATCACTTAAATCCAACATTTTTAAGAAATTATCGTCATCGCCAAAATCAAATATAATTTTACTTTGACCCAATGGGTCTGCAGGAATAACTTCAAGTATTGATGAATCCGAATCTTCAAGTTCTCTAATACTTGCCTTACCTCTACTAAATTCACGTAGTTTTTTAATGAATTCACCTATCCCTAATAATTCGTCAATTAACTCATTTTGATTTGGGAATGCTTCTCTTAAATCTTCTAATGGTATATTTCGGTCTTGAGAATTATATACTTCGGTTTGTCTTTCATTTTCGTTTCTATATAACGCAAGTTTATCATTAGTTTTTTTATTTAAAAAATAATATAAGTTTCCGTCTCTGAAATACTTTTCAAAATAACCAGGGTTTCCCGTTTGTGTTGTACACCATTTTGTATTGGCACCATAATAACATGACGCCGCATGTGATTTAGGTCTAACAACTAAGACATCATTGTCTTCATAAATCTTATCGGCTTGAGTTTTAATCTCTCTTTCAATTTCCCTTTGAGTTTTTCTTGCGTCAATCGTATTCATCAACTTTTTGATGAATTGTGGGTTTTCATATTGATTGATGTCTTTTGGTGAACGAGCAATACCTTCAATGTTTGGAACAACATATTCACTATTCATGTCGTTTCTAAATGCTGTTTCAGCAGTCCAAATATCGTCTTCTTTGATTCTATTTACGTTCGCATGGAACCAAGGGATGATTGTCCCAAATAAATCTTGTAGAGCCTCTCCCTGTTGTACATTAAGACCACCATTAGGTCCTGCCAACTCAGGAATAATTTTTTCTAATTTTTTGGCAATGTATTCTACGTATTTATATCTTGTAGGGTCAACACTTAATATCCTGTCAATAAATGGACCATCATACTGAAACTTTTGTTTCAATCTCTTTGCAACGTCTTCGGTTTTACCTTCAATTATTATCACAGGGGATTTTTTTACTATAAATACCAGTTTTGTTTGGAATATTCATATTTATACTTACCTTTGTATAACAAATCACGGGTGGCTCCCTTAATAGTTAAGGCTGACCTTAAGCATCCAACGAAAGTTATACAGGGGGCGAAAGTGATTTTAATGTTCTTTGAAAATATGGGGGTACACTGGTATCGATTGACATAGTTGGGGATACGTGGCACGCAGTGAGAAGTTTCCTATCACTTAAATCTACGGATACAAAAGTTAAACGGCAACGTTTTAAACAAAATGGCAGCTATCGGATTAGTCCGTGAAGATGCTACGGTTGCAGCCTAATCAGATTAGGAAGAACCATCGGGTCGGGAGGACACTAACCCAGGAACAGAAGTCCTTGTAAGGTGTGGTTTCTATCTTAAAAGAAACAAGTGGAGGATTAGTTCTCAGTAAACCGAACCACTTTAAAATAAGGGAATTGTGAAATTTCGGAACATTAGCTTAAATGTTGACCTAAGCGTGTAGTCATTTATTGTCAAGATGGGCAAGACGAGGGTTCGAATCCCTCTACCTCCACCAATTAAAACCTCATCATATGGTGAGGTTTTTTTATTACCATATATTTATGGTTATGAGATTAGTTCCAATCCTTATTATTGAAGGTCGTAAAGAAGATTTACGTAAAAAATATGAAGAAAAATTTTCTGCAGACCCAGAACATATTGAGGTATTGGAGTATGCTTTAGGTCATCCTTTTTTGGCTCAAACCAATTTCAAATACGGAGATTTCTTATTAAAAAATTTACATCCAAATTCATCTATTGAAGAAATTATAGACGATGTTGAATTAATTAAAGAGTTTGATAGATTCCAACAATCATTAGAAGAAAAAGATATTAATAAGTATAGTTTTGCTGGTTTAAGAAATGCCATACAATCACACAAAGAAACTTCAAAAAGCCAACAAAATAAGTTTGATTCATCAGGAGCCAAGAAATTATATGAAGATTCCAATATTTTAATTGTCAAACCTTTAACATATGAAGCATCATGTAAGTATGGTTCAGGAACCAAATGGTGTACAACCATGGCAAATACACCAACATATTTTAATCAATACACATCAGGTAACGACCAAGCATTATATTATGTAATTTTGAAAAAATTTGATAGGAGTAATAAGTTCTACAAAATAGCCATTCACAAAAAACCTGGTGCTGAGACATGGTATGACGCAACCGATGAGAGAATGACCGACAGAGAAAAAGACGTATTTAATCTTGGTGCACCAAAAGTTATTGAAACAATTAGAAATGATTGGGATAAAGACCAAGAAAAATACCGACAACATATTTTCGATAAAATCTTTGATTGGGAAAATTATTCGTTCTTCGATATTGGTAAAGAACTTAGAACTAAAGAAAATGTTGGATTAGAATTCTACCAAGCAGAAAGAACTAACTATAATGAACAACTAGGTCAAGCAACTTTAAATATATCAATAGATGAAGATAATGTTGATAGTTATTATTTAAATATTTCATATGGAATTAAACCAAGTAATCAAAACAATTTAGTATTCTTTGATGTATCATTTTCACCAAGAGGGGAATGGTTCACGGAAATCAACGCGGATTTACCTGACGGATATAGACAAATATTGTTTAATCATGATTATTTTACAGACCGTCGTAATTCTCCTCAAGAAGTATTTAACAGGTTTTGTGAGGAAATTAAAAAATGGGTAGTATATTCTTTAAGAAACAGTCCCGAATTTATGTCTAAAATACATGGTGGAAAAACCGTGTGGTCTCCAAATAGGTCAAGTTATGGATACACATTCAAGAGACAGGATTCAGGTTTGGTTAAACAACTTGTGGATTATTTAGAATCAGGGAAAGAAGGTACCAAATTGGATTTCTTAACTAATGCAGGACTTCTAAAAAAGAAAGATGTTAAAGGAAAACCATATTATTCAAGAACTGGTCAGGAAGATTGGCATATCTCATCCAAATGGAGAGGTCAACATAGTGGATTTTTTAATTCGGCAAAATTAGCGGGGATATTAGATTACAATAAAAAAGGTAGTCAATTCTATTTGAAAAAAGGTCCAAACTTTGATAGGTTTAAAGAAGGACAACTTGAAGCTCTTTAAGGTTTTTTAGATAATTTCCTCAAATATAAGTAAAAACCAAAAAATACTGCCGCAACACAATACAAAATAAAGTTGGCTTTCCATAAACTCCCTGTCCACAACATTAGAGCATATTGAACGGCATCGAATCCAAAAGGATTGAAGAATAACGCCAACATTAAAGAGATTTGGGAGAGATTGTCTTGAAACGTTCTTCTCCAAGTTCTGTTTTTCACTATCATCGTCCATAGATATAAATTAAACTTTTATGCTTATTATGCTTTGTGTTTTTATATAAATATACTATATTTGCGTTATGAAAGTTATATTTTTGGACCATGATGGAGTAATCTGTTTATCTTCAGAGTGGGGTGGTCGATTTAAGAAACAAACAAAATGGGGTGGTCGTAAATTATCTATGACAACATCAGAAATGCCCCTTGAATATCGTTTTGATAACTTTAATCAAAAAGCTGTTAAGACTTTGAATGAAATCTTGGAAGAAACAGGTGCCGAAATTGTAACGTCTTCTGATTGGAAGAGGTGGGCTAATCTCGAAGAAATGGGAGAATATTACGAATCAAAAGGTATCATCAAAAAACCAATCGCATTAACAACTAATTTGGGTCAATGTACATGGTATAATGATATGATATGGATTTGGTCTCCTCGTTGGGATTTGGAAATGACCCGTGTTATCGAGATTAAACAATTCTTACATGACCATCCTGAAGTTACTCATTGGGTCGCAGTTGATGACCTTGATATGGGTAAGAATGGAGAGGATTGGAAAGATTGGGGATTAGATAATTTCGTATTGACACCGTCTTCAAATGAAGGAATCAAACAATCAGGAATAAAAGATAAAATACTGAAATTTTTAAATGATTAAACACGAACACGAAACATTCAAAGACGATAGGGGGTCTTACACACCGATAAACACAAAGGTATTAGATATTGATTGGACTCAATGTTCAATCAGTATCAATACTGAGCCATTTACCTTTAGAGGATTACATTACCAAACCAATCCACCACAGACAAAATACGTTAAAGTGGTTCAGGGTTCAATTATCGACTTTATGGTTGATTTAAAAACAGGTGAAACTGATTATTGTGAGGTTAATGAAAACCAAGCGGTATACATCCCGAATAACATGGCTCACGGATTTTTAACACTTGAACCTAATACAATTGTTGTTTACATGGTTGAGGGTGATTATAACCCTGAAAGTGAGCATAGTTTGCGTTGGTTTGAAAACCCAACAGTGTCAAATGTAGTTTTTGAACATAGTGGAGTTAATAAAATTACAATATCAGAAAAAGACAAACAAGGAAAATGAAAAGATTAAAAAGACCACATGGAGAAATTGTGGGAGTATGTAAAGGACTTTCAGAATATTTCAATATTGATGAATCAATAATAAGAATTATTTTTGTTGCATTAGTTTTTACACCATTTCCAATTATTATCACATACTTATTGATGTGGATGATAATTCCATTGGAAAGATATGAAAACAATCAAGACAACATTAAATAAAATTATTAATTTTTTTAAATCGTTTTTTAAAAAGAAAGTAAATAAACCTGAACCCCAATCTGAAGAGCCTGTTAAGTCAGAAATCAAAAGATTGGTCTACACTAAAAGAACCGACCAATAGTCGGTTTTTTTTATTGTTAAACTATTTATGATTATGAGTAATCAAAAAAAATTAATTGAAGATATATTATCAAGTTATAATATCATAAATGAAAATAAAAACTTGGTATTTGAAGTTACGGATTCCTACAACAATATTGATTTCAGGAATATTGGCCACGGTAATCCCGCATCAGATAATATCAATACCACTTTATTACAGGACATCCAAAATGCTGCAAAAAGTGCTGGTGTAAATGTTAGTGTTACAACTGGAATTAGTGGACACGGGAACAAAACTAAGAGTGGTAATACAAGCCGACACACAACAGGAAATGCCGTTGATATTGCCATGATTAATGGTAAAGCGGTTAGTCCATCTAATCGAGCAGATGCCGACAAATTAGTAGCTGCGTTAGTGTCAATGGGGTACAATAAAAATGCCGAAGGACCAAGTAACCCAAAGGCAGTTTTAACTTTTGGATTTGAAGGTCATGATAACCATGTTCACGTATCAAACATGACGGGTTCTCCAAGTCAACAACCAACATCAAGTTCAACAGAAACTTCAACCAATACTACATCGACAGAGGACAGTACTCAAGACACAGAAACACCAAGTTCAAGTAATTTTGCAAGTAAAATTGGTCTTTCAATATTAAATTCTATGGGTATTAAAGAATCATTTAAACCAGGTACGTTTGGTGTTGGTGCAAAAATTAGAGGAGGTAAAGTATTAATTCCAAGAAATTCAAATACAAAAATTAAAAGTCCTGTTTCAGGAAAAATTGTCGACGTAATAAATAACACATCTTGTATTAACCAAATTGTTATAGAATTTGAGGATGGGTTTTTGGAATATTGCGGTATTACATCTCCATCACAAAAAATAAAAGATAGGGTTGGGGTTGGCACTGTTTTAGGTACAACAAATTCAAACGTTTTGGTTACACTATATAAACATAACAAAAACAGGACTTCAATTGTTTTTGATAATGAAACGCCTCCTAACACTAAACAAGATAAAGGCGAAGATGTTGGTATATTTACTAGTTTATATAGAGGTTTAAAAAAATCTTCTGACGAAAAACCTAAAGAACCAGAAGAACCAAAAAATGATGATAGTTCACCTGATGATGGATTTTTTCTAAGTAGTTATAAAAACTTAAAAAAATCATTCGATAAGAAACCAAGTAAAAAGTTAGAAGAAAATATTAACAGAATTAAAGGATTATTATAATAAAAAAAACCCACTGAAAAGTGGGTTTTTTGTTTGTAGTCAAAAACCAATTAATTAGTTTCAACAGATGACTCAACTTCAACTGAGTCTGCAACTACGGTTGAATCAATTGTTGATGAATCTACCATAACAGAATCTACCATGGTTGAATCAGATTTAGTTTCAGTTGTTTCGTGTCCACAAGAGGCTAAAGCTACGATTGTGAATAATGTAAGAATTGTGTTTTTCATAATGTTTTTCATATTCAATGAATGATAAATATAAGTTAGGAACCCTGATTCGTCAATTTATTTAAATATTTTTTTTAAAATATCCTAGAATTAACAAAAGATGTTGATTTCACTACCGACTTTTCAATTGTGTTAATAACATCGTCCAAATTACTACTGGAAATATTACCAATCGAAATTCTGAACCATCCCTTTTCTTTTGAACCAAAATATTCAAATGGTACAATTCCAAGACCACAATTGTTAATTAGAAATGAAATGTATTCTTCAGTTGAGTCGAATGAATTTACATACCCCAAATAAACTGAAATGTAGATTCCACCTTCTGGTCTTTGACAATCAACGTTAAAACCTTTTTCTTTTAACTCTTCAAACTTTTTACAGATACTATGCGTAATCCATTCATATTCGTTCTTAACATAATTGACATGCCACAGGTAATCATCATAATTTTCTCTAATATATTTGTCCAAACCATGTTGTTCAGGTTTTGGTGCCCATGCTCCAATGTGAGACAATACTTCAGTCATTTTTCCAATAACATCTTTTGGTCCAAACAACCAACCAACACGAACACCAGTGGCATTTAGTGATTTGGAAATACCGTCAGCACAAATCAAATATGGTCTGATTTCAGGACATAGTTTGATTGGATGTACAAATTTACCATCTTGTGTGATGTCAGAATAGATTTGGTCAAAGAACAAATACAAAGGTCTTGAACCGACTTGACTTGCCCTAACTTTATTTTCATTGACCACCAACTCACAAATACCTTTAAGAACTTCAGGGTCAATCACACGACCTGTAGGGTTCTGTGGTGAACAAATACAAATCAAAGATGTATTGTCACCAATCCTAACCTCAATATCCCTTACAGTTGGAAAAAATGAATTTTCAGGTAGACATTCAATCTCAGTTTTTTCAACTCCATGTAAAAAACAATAGTGGTTATTGTTCCAAGATGGAACAGGATAAATTACTGATTCGTTTGGATTTGTGGTCGCTTTGTAAACCGTATAAATCAACGGACGAACTCCACCACCAATTAAGATTTCCTCAGGAGAATAATCTACATCAAATTGTTGTTTAATATGTTTGGAAACCGATTCTCTTAAATTAATCTCACCTTGAGAATTAGGATAATTGGTCAAACCATCCTCATAACATTGTTCAATGTGTTGTTTCAATTTTGGTGGGATTGGCCAAAATCCTGAATTAAAATCACCAATGGTTAAATTGATTACAGGTTTTGTTTTAGAGATTTCTTTGATTTGTTGTGAGATTTTGATGATTTCAGAACCCACTATATTGTTCCCTATTTTTGATAGTTTTTCCATACTACAAATATAGGTTTTAAATCCTTTTTTGTCAACTTTTGCGGAAGGTGAGGGGCTCGAACCCTCGCGCCAATTACTTGACCTATCAGTTTAGCAAACTGACCCCTTCACCAACTTGGGTAACCTTCCTATTGTCGGAATGATGGGAGTTGAACCCATGACCTGTTGTGTATAAGACAACTGCTCTCACCAACTGAGCTACATTCCAATATAGTGGCGATGGGTGGTATCGAACCACCGACCCCTTCCGTATGAAAGAAGTGTTCTACCACTGAACTACATCGCCATGGTGGTTTTGGAAGGATTCGAACCCTCACTCTGAAGTCCGTAGCTTCATGTGCTCTCCGTTACACCACAAAACCAATTGTTGTCCCGACAGGTCTCGAACCTATACTCTTCTGGACCAAAACCAGACGTGTTGCCAATTACACCACAGGACAATTTAAGTGGGCCAGGTAGGATTCGAACCTACACGTCACAAATGAACTAGTTTTACAGACTAGCGAGCCGACCAATTGCTCAACTGACCCAATTTAGGAAAACAGAAGATGGTTCAGTGGACATCTGTTTTTACGATTGGCGTTACTATGACAGTTCAAACTCCCCCACAACAACGAACTACTGACACGTTAACGTTATGGACTTCCCCAATCAACCTATAAGTTAAACCAACACCCTGACTCCTTTCGAACTTTGGTGGCTCGTATCATTCATTCTGTGTTAGTTTTGCACGACTGGATGGGCTCGAACCACCGACACCTGGTTTTGGAGACCAGTGCTCTACCAACTGAGCTACAGACGTGTATATTGAGGTCGGTACAGGAATCGAACCTGTGTAGATAGTTTTGCAGACTACCGCCTAAACCACTCGACCAACCGACCTTATAGTGTCCCCGACAGGGTTCGAACCTGTGACTCCTTCATTAAAAGTGAAGTGCTCTAAACCAGCTGAGCTACGAAGACATTGTGTTGTCACGGTAGGATTTGAACCTACGACCGCTTCCGTATCAGAGAAGAACTCTACCGCTGAGTTACGTGACAATAAATTGACTATGAGAGTACGTTGTTCTTTAACTCCCTTTGCTCTTCCCCGTGGCTAGTCAAACCAGATAGAGCCTTTCTCTATCAGAAATCCCATGTGAAGTATCACCTCACTTCTCATCGTATTGGGCATACTATTCGGTGATGAACCGAACCGTGTAGTCAGGACAGGATTCGAACCTGTAAACCATTGCATTAGATGGGTGAACATCTGTATGGTATTTTCACCTATTGCGTCTACCATTCCGCCACCTGACTATTTTAATTTAAAACATCGGTCGTTTATTCAAGATTTCATCAATTTGTTTTAACATTTCCCCACTTGGGTCTGTGATATGTAGGTAAGAAATGATATCCAATCTTGTTTTCATTTCTTCTTTTAATCCCCAACCACTACCACAGGTTTTCGCTTGTTCTCCAAACATATCAATAAACTTATCTTCAACGGCACTTCTCAATGGACCGTCACCACCAAAAGGTATTTCACTTCTGTCAATAGGACCTATTTTGCAAAACCAATATTCTAAATTTTCCTTGTTTTTCATAATACAAAGATATGTCTAATATTTTAATCTGCCAAATTTTTTTGTAGTCAGGAGAGGAATTGAACCTCTCTACAGGGAGCTACCCGACATCCATGACCTGCCATCGGACTCGAACCGACCTTGTACCAAACCTGACTAATTAAAGTAAAGTATGACGTATGCTCGTCCTGTAGTTGTTTCCATCCGCGGACTCACGGTTCTCTTTACTTTGGCGGAGAGAGAGGGGTTCGAACCCCCGTTACAGTTTCCCGTAATTCAGTTTTCAAGACTGACGCAATCAACCACTCTGCCATCTCTCCGTATTTGGGTAACTAATGGGAATCGAACCCATGACACAAGGTACCACAAACCTTTGCTCTACCTACTGAGCTATAGCCACCATGTTTGTTGATAGTGATTGACTTTATCAGGAATCCCGTCTCACGACTTCACACACCATTAGAGAGTTGGGAATTACGACAATACAATTAAGAATGTCTACCTGTCCTTAGTGTGTACCCTTGCGTCACGTCTCTCCACGCTTATCAATCTACGCATTTTCTACCAACAGTATCTTACATACTCATCATCCAACCCATACGATTCTGTGCTTCGTATTCGGAGTAAGTACATCGACGCATCGATTTGTAGTCAGGTCGTAATTTAGAGTAAGTTGGATTTTTTTCTTCCCACTCTTTACGGTCATTCACCACTCGGCGATACGCCTCTTTTTTGTTTGGAGCCCAAACATCGTTGAATCCTCCCTCAACCCAGTTAAACAAATATAGGTATTCCCCGTTTACACTCTTATAAAGTTTCTCTCTCGTTTTCATAGGTCAAAGATACAACAATTTTTCAAACTGCCAAAATTTTTTTGTAGTCAAGGTCGGACTCGAACCGAATACCGTTCAAGACGGATTAGACAACCTTATAACTTCTCGCGTCCAAATGGTTATGGACCGTGGTGTTTTTCGGACTTGGGTACCATCCCGCATTACGTCCACTTGACTATTTACCCCACTTCATCAGGTTAACGGACTGACTGCCATATGGGAGTGGGGGTTTCCTGTTATTTCAGGACTCCGTGGTGAGAGCAAGAATCGAACTTGCGGCACGTAGATTTTCAGTCTACTGCTCTACCTACTGAGCTATCACACCAAATATTGTTGATAGTGATGGAGTACCCATCTCGCTCCAATCTTAACTGCTTAATCGTAGTTTTACGAGGCCTCGGCAGAAAGGGTGATGAATTCCGATTCCATCCTGGATTGTCGACATCCGTTGGGTGGGGAAAACCACTATCAATGTTTTACAAAGATAAGTAGATTATTTCAATCTACCAAATCTTTTTTTGTAGTCGGTACGGGATTCGAACCCGTGTGGCAAGGATGAAAACCTTGAATCCTG